TATCAACTCTCTTACTACTAGTATCAACTCTACTACTAGTATCAACTCTCTTACTACTAGTATCAACTCTACTACTAGTATCAACTCTCTTACTACTAGTATCAACTCTACTACTAGTATCAACTCTAACTTCAACTCTCTTACTACTAGTAGTCATCTACTCTTACTACTAGTATCAACTCTACTACTAGTATCAACTCTACTACTAGTATCAACTCTAACTTCAACTCTCTTACTACTAGTATCAACTCTACTACTAGCGTGCGATGAACTTGCTCAGTGCTATCAATTTGTCTACTTTCTTTTGATCTATTATTTTGAGTTGTGCTCGTCTTTTCTCTTGACAAGCATGACACATTATAATTATATTAGAGACGTAGGTTGCAGTTAAACGGGGGCGGTAGTGGGTGTCTGGTGTGAGATTCGAGAACGGATTCAGTCCTCTCCGGTTGGCGTGGGCCGTTGACTGTGGTTCGGTTCCGGCGTTCGTGGCCGGGCACTGGTCAAAGACCGGTTGGATAATACCAACTAATTAGTTGACACTCAACTAGGTTCTATATACACTACAGAGACCGAGCAGCAGGCGAGCGGCACACCGTCGACCGCAGTTTGATGTGTCAAAAATGTACTTGCGTTAAAATGAAGTTGCTGCTAAACTACTTAAACTAAACGCGCGATACTGCGCAACACACCGTCGACCGCAGTTTGATGTGTCAAAAATGTACTTGCGTTAAAATGAAGTTGCTGCTAAACTACTTAAACTAAACGCGCGATACTGCGCAACACACACGGGAGATTATAACATGGCTGACAAGACATTTACTGTTGCTGGCACTTCGGTTCTCAACGGAGTGATGAAGGTGCGGTTTGCGAATGATCTCAAGGGTCGGATCAAGGTGCTGACCAAGAACGATCACTGCGATGTGCAGCTGATTGAGCTGGCCGAAGCCCAGACCAAGATCAATGCAGTTCTGGCGCTGCGCGCGAGTGCTGACTTTGCTTCTGTGGAGCAGCAGGCGGTGTTCGATCGATACATTGCAAAGAACGATCCCAAGCTGGCTGTTGAGATCGGCATTGTCCTTCCCGGGGCTGCTGACGCGGCTGAGCGGGCTGTTGAGAGCGGTGCTGAACAGGGCGTTGAGGAATTCACCGCCCTGTAAACACCGCTGCTAAGAGAGGGGCGTAAACCCCTCTCTTAGACCACAAGGTAAGACAGTTAATAGAGAGTCTGAAGTCTAGGCTTTGGATTTGGCATGAGACTGTCACTGTAATCAGCGGAGTGAGGGGCTGTTACAAAAAGAATTGCTGGCTGGACAAAACTCTGTCGCGAGCCCGCGTCGCGGGTGTGATTGAACGTTTGACAGCTGGGCGGCGGTCGGGATCAGTCCAGCAAACAACTTAGAGGCGAGGAGAGTAAAATGGGATGGGCGATTGGAATAGGGATTGGCATCCTTCTTGGATTCCTCGTTACGATCGCCAGCCGGAAGATTCAAGTTAACTTTAGATTAACTCGCGGGCAGAGGGCCGACCTCAACGATGTCCTGTTTCTCTTTATGGCTTTGGGAATTATAGCTGGAAGCGTTCTTTCAATTCACGCGGGCTAGGAGGTAATCGGTCTTCTTATAAGTTCTTGGCACAAGCGATAATCGATCGGCTGCGCCGCGCTCGACCTGAAGAAAGACCGTGGGTGAATGAGTTTGGTTCTCTAGATGGATTTGGCCGGCGAGCGGTTGAACAGGTGCGCCAATCGGGAGGAGCGCTCTATGACGGTCTACACTTTGCCCGCAAAGATCTCAAAGATCTCGAAGAAGAATTCGAAGAAGAATTGGTATATTAAAGGAACATAAATGATTGACCTTGATGCGTTTGAAGATGACTTGCTTAATGCTGATGGTGACAGAGACAAAATTGGTCTCGCAATTATTCTTGCGGCTCAGACTGCCGATCCCCAAGAACTCGATTCAATCCGGGCGGCGTTAAACCTTTTTCTCAAAACCGGACTAGAAACAGAATGGATGTTCTTTGCAATTCAAATAGTTGCAGATGAAATAAAAGATCGAATTAGTGCAGATAGAAAATAATTACCCGTTGACATCTATCAATAGACTCTGTATACTTTAACAGTAAACAGCAACACAGAGGCGAGGCTGATGAAGACACAAGCAGAATTTAGCCGAATCTTTTCAGAGGAAGGCACAGACGAGGAGCGCCGGCGAGTTCTCCTTGAAGAGTTTCGCAAGGCTTCGGCAAGAGATCTCTTCGAAACAATCTCGTTCATCGAACTGTTGGTCCAATCGGGATATCAAAGTGTTGGTATGCTGATGGTAGTCGAAGCAATCGAAATTGTTGCTTTGGAGCGCCAGCGTGGTGCGCGCACCTTGCATTAACTGTTGACAACACGCGGCGGCGCTACTATACTATAACAGTAGACAGCAACACAAAGGCGGACAAGATGGAAAACAAGTTTGTACGTTTGCTTCACTCGAAGCTGCACAGCCGCAAAGAGTTGAACACAATGGTAAAGGACGACTTGGGTTGTGGAGCTCCGAATTTGCGAGCGGTTGCATGTGATACTCTTATCGCCGGCTGTAACCGCAACAGGTATCAGTTCAGCTTTCCCGAACGCGCTCGCTCCGAAAAGAACATATTGCTCTTGCAGGCGATCGGCGACTATGCCCGGCGAACTGAGAAGTTTGAGAATAGCTCGATTGGATACGCCAATCAAGTAGTAGCTGAACGTTTTAAGGAATATGGAGACTGATGTGTGGGCTAATTTGGGAATGATCTTAGCAATCTGCGTGGAGCTTCTGACGCTCCTCGCGATTGCTGGGATGATTACTCATGTTATCTACATGGTTGATTTGATCGCTGACGGAATAGGAAATCAAACCAATGAGATCTTGTTTCTCGTTGCCGGAGTTCTTATCCCACCGATTGGTATAATCCACGGTTGGATGATTTGGTTTGGCAATGGTTTGTTCCTTTAATTGAAAGGCACTTCAATGTCACCGAGGCGAACTTGGAGACTATATTTTGGAAAAGGGTTTCGAATCTTTTCCAATTACCGGCACGCGGTTGAAGCTTATGATTCCATAAATGAAACTGGAGTCATGCTGGCTCGATCAACTGGAACTGTGATTTACTGTAAATAAATCCAACAAACCAGTTGACCTGCTGTTTGTTTGTGTTAATATGTACAAGTAAACAGCAACACAGAGAGAAACATCGAACACTTTGTTAATGTAGTCCGGAAGTTTAGGAAAAAACAAAATAAACTGTTGACAACCTAAACAGCAGATACTACACTGTAATAGTTAAATGCAACACGGTGCAACATGCACAACACACACAAGGAGACTTACACATGGCTATCACGAACAAGACTTACGATACCGCTGGTACTTCCGTTCTTAATGGCGTGATGAAAGTGCGTTTTGCAAACGGCATGGCTGGGCGCATTAAGGTGCTGAAGGCAAACGAGCACACGGACATCCAGTTGATGGAGCTGTCGGCTCCGAAGACCAAGGTTGATGCGGTGATGGAGATCCGCGCGGGAGCGAATTCGGAGCAGCAGGCAGTGTTTGATGCGTTCATCATCAAGAACGACAAGGCACTTGCTGTTGAGCTGGGCTTGGTCACTGAGACAACTGAGACAACTGAGGCAACTGAGGCAACGGATACTGCTTCTGAAGATTCGAAGCCTGCCAAGAAGCGGGGACACAAGGCTAAGACTGCTCCGACCGAAGAGGTTGCGCAGACCGAAGACGCATAAATAGACTAAGTGAATGGGCAGCGCAATGCTGCCCATTTTGCTGGGCCTCTAGCTCAATTGGTTAGAGCATTCCGCTCATAACGGAACGGTTCGGGGTTCAAGTCCCTGGAGGCCCACCAACTCTCTAGGAGAGGGCAATAGAAAAGTCAATGATCATTCTCATGTATCAAGCATGGCAACAAAGCGAGTCAGGTTTTGTTCGTCAGCCTTTTGTCAATTTGCTTATGAGTAGATTTCATCTCACCAAAGAACAAGCAAAAGAACTATACGAAAAGTCAATTCCCCCTTCTGATAGACTCTAAAACCCGGAGGACAAGATGGCAAATCATCTCTTTACTACACGAAAGTTTGACGGCGACGATCAACATTCTTGGGCAGTATTTCGAAAGGAAGAAGTCAAGGGCAAGCGTGGCATTATTACTTGGTCGGATCGGGTTCGGCCGATCGTTACTGGATTGGGTCGAGAAGAAGCAAGTCGGCTAGCAGACCGTCTTGCTCGTGAGACTGAGAACAAATCTTCAAAATAACACTTGCATATCCAAACGCTTGTGTTATTATGCACAAGTAAACAGCAACACAGAGAGAAATAAATGGCTAGCAACAATAAAGAAAAGGCGCGCAAGTTGGAGCGCAAGATGCAACGAGAAGCGAAGATGTCGCGTATGTTCGACAACTTTGATCGGGCAAAGCCTAAGAACGAAAAGGTTCGCGAGGGCTACGTTGCAAGCGGGCAAGACTACACCGTCGAAGCTTAAGGGGCAATGCGATGGACTTTAAAACAGCAACACGAGCACTCGGTGACTTGGAAGCAGGTACGTTCGTTGGTATTGACTCCTTGGTAGCGGTAAAGCTAAAGGGCGGCAAGAAGAACGAGCACCAAGACCGAGTTACCAAAGCAGTTACTGGTGCTACCGTAATGTGCTTTGCAAACAAGAAGAGCAACGCATATGAAAATATGGTAAAGCGTCGCTTGGTAAAGGAAGGGAAGGCAGCTGACGACTTCGAGCTAGGGGCGCGGGCTTGGGGAGAACGAATCGAAGGAACTCCGTTCGTTACTCACAAGGGCAAGGTCTACTTGGAAGTGATTTACTTGAAGCCCGGAACTACTGAATACTTCCTAGACGGGCAGCCAATCAACAAGAGCGACATTGAAGGTTTGGAAGATAAAACTCCAAGCGAAGAAGGGCAGGGCGGCGTAAACGATAAGGTTATTATCCGCACATACGCGCTTGCAAGCGTGACTGCACTAAGGGTCGCTAGTACAGTATACAACTAACAAAAACCAGCGCTGTAGCCTGCTTGTAACACGGTGCAGCGCTGGTTTAAATGCTATTGCAACATGCAACACAAGCCAAGGGCAAGACAATGAGCAGACTCGATGCGATTGTATGGAGTTCCTGATCTTTGTATCATCGATTGGGTTTATGACGAAAAGTATGGAACCTCTTGACTTTCAAAACGATTGTGTTACACTGTAAAAGTAAACAGCAACACAAAGGGCAAAAAGATGATACTGTTTAATGAACAAAAGTATCCTACTATTCATCCTTCGGAGTGCACGGCTCAAGAGATTGAAGCAGCCAAGAAAGCTGGATGGGCAGTTACGCGCAACTTGATGACCAATCAAGAGATTTGGATTCGAGCTGACAGCGTTGGCGGTTGCACAGATCCACAAACAGAACGATATTGGAGCATGTAATGAAGAACACTCAAGCAGATTTGGATGCTGCTTATTGGCAGGGATATGATGCAGCCACACATTACGGGCAAAACCTTGCTCCTGCCCCACAAAACTTCTACGAAGATGATGAACTTTCGGATAAGTTCCAGGATGGAGTATTGGATGGTCAAGCAGATCTAGTTGTTTGTTAACTCAAAGAACCAGTTGACATTCCAACTAGGTGTGCTACACTGTAAAAGTAAACAGCAACACAAAGGGCAAGCAAATGGTAGTTAAAAATCCACTAACTCAGAATGCTTTGGTTGCAACCAAGACACTTCCGGAGTTGACTACGTGGCTTGACTTGCAACCAAAAGAGGTCCGATCAGTTGCAGTGATGGCTGCTGTGATGGCAATGAACACCGCAGCAAAGATGTTTGACGATGCAATTGAAGAAGAATTGCGAGAGTCAAACTGGCAAGCGAAATAGCTGTTGACATCTTGCGAACAATACAATATACTACAGTTAACGCTTAGGCAACAGCGTTAACTGTAGCTTAACAAGGAGCAGAACGCGCATGGCTAAAAAGGTTCGTATCACCGGCGGAACATATAAGATTCGCGGCATTGATACTGATGTGAGTGACGTGATCTTTGATCTCGTTGAAGATTTTAAAGAGGGCACAAAAGGAGGCTTTGTAACTGTTGACGGCAACAGTGCGCGTGGATTTCCAGAACGCAACATCAAGGTTCGTTGTGAAGAACCGGGAGATGTTTACGAAGTCGATGCAGAAGCTGTTCGATCAGCTGATGACTACAACAGCAACGAGACAGACGAAGAGATTATTGAAAGAATGAGACTGCGCTTTAACATGTTGAATGACATGGCAAGAGCGGCTAAGAAAGGCGATGTTCGTGCTCTGCTTGTTACTGGACCGCCGGGCGTTGGCAAGTCACATGGTATTGAGCAAGTGTTGAGCCTGTACGACACTGAAGAAGCGATGACTGGCAAGAAGAAGTACGAGATGTGCAAGGGCGCAATGAGTGCTCTTGGCTTGTACTGTAAACTGTATAAGATGAAAGAAGCTGATAACATCTTGGTGTTTGACGATTGTGACTCGGTGTTCTTTGATGATACTTCATTGAACATTCTTAAAGCTGCGCTAGACAGCAAGAAGTCCCGTCGCATTAGTTGGAACACTGACTCTCGCAAGTTGACTGAAGAAGGGATCCCAGACACGTTTGAATTTAAGGGTTCCGCTATCTTTATCACGAACATCAAGTTCGAGAACATTCGATCCAAGAAGCTCAAGGATCACTTAGAAGCGCTCAAGTCGCGCTGCCATATTATGGACTTGACTATCAATACTCCGCGCGAGATCATGCTGCGCATTAAACAGATTGTCGGCGACGGTATGTTGCACGAGTATCGTTTGGCAGAAGGTGTTGACGAGGAGATTGTTGAATTTGTAAGCGACAATAGAGAGCGCTTGCAAGAACTCAGCTTGCGTACGGTAATTAAGGTTGCCGAGCTTGCAAAGGCTTTCCCAGAGAATTGGGAGGCGTACGCTGAGAATACTGTTATGAAGCGCAAGGCTTTGTAACAGTACAGAGTGAGCGCTCAATGCTCACTCGGACGTTGATGCGCTCGTTGCCCTCAGCGCTCCGTCCATTAAACCCTCTGGAGTGTGCCCTCGCTCCAGGGGGTTTTCTTTATAGGCCCCGCTGCTTGTATCAGCGCCGGCAAGGCAATCAAATTAAAATAGTTATCTCCGTTTTTAAGCGTTGTACACAGCTGGTTTATTTGTTATGTTACTTTTGTAGCGCGCACTAAAAGCTCAACACACAGTCGCAGCATAGCGCAATACTTTAACGAGCAAAACGGAGTACAAGATGCAACACGTATTTCAATACAAAGCAGCTTTGGCATCGAACGACAATAGCAGCAAAGCCCAAGGCGATCAGTTCATCAAGGAGATGAATGAGAACTTTGCTCGAGAGCGAACAGAAGAGTCGCGTTGGCAATCTGCTTTGCGGTTTCTTGGAGTTTAATCAAAACTCCTCTTGCATTTCCAAACAAGACTTGCTATAGTATAGACACTAGAGCAATACACACAGAGGGCAAGAAAATGTTGAATCGAATTGCCGCAATTCGCATACTGGAAGAAACACTTGATCATATCGACTCTCTTCCTCCTGAGAGGTTTGATATGGAGACTTTTGGAGAAGTACACCATTCAGCCCGACCGGAAGACGAAAGATATCGACCACCATCTCCTTGTGGCACAGCTATGTGTCTTGCAGGACATGCACTGTATCATCCAGAAAGCCCATTCTCTCCTAAATGGGTTCTGGATTCGTTTGATTATTGGAAATTAACGGCAGGTGATCAAGCACGGCCACCAAGTGAAGTTTGGCACAGTGTTTTTACGTATGACGAGATTGATAATCTCTTCTTCCGTACTCGATCTACGACCAATGATCTTCGAAAGACTTTGGCAAGCATGAAGTAATACCAACAAATTGCTTGTGTTTTCAAACAAGACTTGCTATAGTATAGACACTAGAGCAATGCACAGAGAGGAAAAACAAATAGCAAAGCGTGTTCAGAATCCAGTTACAAAAGTCCTGCAAGCAAATGGTTGCAGAGCAATATACAAGGACAAGACATCCTTTGGGTACAGCTTGAAAATGTTTGGCAACAAAACCGCCGAAGAAGTAAATCAAATCTTGCAGGATAACGGATTTGATTCCGAAGTTGTAAAACCCCGGAGTTGTTACAACAACATTGGGTTCAAAGATCGCATTTGGGTGCGCATTAAATAAAAATTGGAAATAGTGCATTTTGTGCTTGCGTTCCAAGTTACAGATGCTAAACTACAGAGACTAAAGCGCAACGACGCGCAACACGGTGCAACATGCACAACACACACAAGGAGACTTACACATGGCTATCACGAACAAGACTTTTGATACTGCTGGCACTTCCGTCCTCAACGGCGTGATGAAAGTGCGTTTTGCAAACGGCATGGCTGGGCGCATTAAGGTGCTGAAGGCAAACGAGCACACGGACATCCAGTTGATGGAGCTGTCGGCTCCGAAGACCAAGATCAACGCAGTACTGGAAGTGCGCGAGCACGACGACTTTGGCTATCTTGAGCAGCAGGCAGTGTTTGATGCGTTCATCATCAAGAACGACAAGGCACTTGCTGTTGAGATGGGCTTGGTCACTGAGACGGTTGCTAAGGCAACTGAGGCAACTGAAGAGGTTGCTGCCTAAGGGCACAACTAAACGAAAACTCTAGCACATGGACAGCGCGGATGAGGCCGCGCTGTCCTCTTGAGTTAAAAATAACCCTTGACAAGCTGTGTTGATCACGCTAATATAATATTAGTTAAAAGATCAAGAAACAATGTCAAAACAAATAGCAGAGATAACTTTGATTAAGATCAATGGAGTTTGGCGGATTCTTCCGCCCAAAAAAGATGACTGTCCTCGTGGAAAGCTCGTTGACATACTCGTCTAATATAGCTATACTAGACACAGTTAAACAAACACAAGCGAGGGCAACATGCCAAAGAACGAAACGGATTACTTGGTAATTACCGAAGTGGTCGATCCACTTACAGACCTTCCAACTGGAGAGCTGCAAGTGATTTGGTATGTAGATGACGGAACAAGTCCTCGCTGGATACATCGAGTTGCCGTCGGCGAACAAGAACCCATCAAGGAACTGGTTAACGACAAGTGGAAAGGTCCAAAAATTACGGAAGGTCTGGAGTTGGTTTTGCCAGACTCGATCGCCGGTCAACTTCCCAAAGTATTAACGAACAAGGAACGGCTTGAGATTGCGAGCGAACAACTTGGTATTGAGGAGCTGAAGGTTCCAAATCGGGAAACCCGCCGGGCGATGGAAGAGGCGGATGAGTTCTTCAAGCAGGCCTTCGCCCGCGCGGGGCCCCGCTGCTCGACCGGGCGCGCACAAAAAGACTGTTGACATCTCAAAAACAGTGTGTTAGTATTAACACACTGAAACACAGAGCGGGCAAGAAGATGAAAAAAGTTTATTGTTTCTTTGCAAGTCGGAATAATCAGTCCAGTTGCTATTATCAAATCCATCGAAAAGGTTGGAGTTGATCGACGAGAGCGAGGACGGCTTGGATCACAACCACACGCATAGAGGAGCAAACACATGATGAACTGGATTTGGTTTGGGATCGGACTAGTTTTGATCATCTTAGGTGCTGCATCCGTTGAGAATAACGGTTTGGTTGGATCTGCAGTCTTGTTGTTGGTCGGAACCGGTATTATGATTCTTGGAATCATAAAGGCGTCTCAAGAATCAGAATACGACAACAGATAAGAGCTTGACCATCCGCCAAGCCCGGCTCTATACTACAAACCGAGCGCAACCGAACAGGAGGACGAGATCGCCAAGCAGATTGCACGCGAAGTCGGCGACGCCAGGTTTGTTGATTTGGTACATGGTGTTAAACTGCACTCCGGATCAGATCCATAACTGGGCATCAAACCGCGGAGGTCTTATCCAAAATCTACTTCCGGAGACGAGGAACTCACGGGCCTCCGGATTCACTCCTCAACAGTGGGATGAGCTGTTTGGCTTCGAAGAAACCAACAAAGAAGTCATTCGAGGAGTTGACACCGGACACTGAAAGGAGTATGCGAGAACTTGATCAGGGCGAACGGGTGGCCGTCCGTTTATTGTAACACGAGAGATCGCTCAAGAGCAACTCTCAAAATAAAATAAAAAACTGCAAAAAAGCATTGACACCTCAGAGGGAAGATACTATTATTATGATGTTAGCGCAATACAGCGCAGCAAACAAAAAGAGGTCTACGCAACATGACAATCACCCGCACGTTTAACACCGCAGGCGTTTCCACATTGCACGGCGTTGTTAAGGCACGCTTTGCAAACGGCATGCTGGGGCGCATCAAAGTGCTAAAAGCAAACCTGCACACAGCAATTCGACTGGTAGAGCTGCCCACTGATATGTCAAGCGCAGACGCTGTCAAGTATTTGATTCAGCACGCAGACTTCCAAGACCAAGAGGCACAAGAGGTTCTAAAGGCAAAGCTAGCCAGCAAGAAAGAGGTTGCGGCGTAACGGAATGTGTGAAACTTGTGGGGAGCCTGGCTCCCCACAACCACTCGTTGTTAAACTATTTTAATTGCAACCCGCTTTTTCTCTTGCAACACCGCCGGCGTTCCCGTATACTAATAACAGTTAAACAAACACGCGGAGTTAAAAATGCAAAACGTAAACGCTATAGTTGCACGCGCCGAGACTCTTGCGGGTCATTACAACCCCCGCGCTACACAAGCAACGCTAAAAAAGCACAGCAGCTTCTTCGCAACTATCAAGTGTGCCAATAGTGCTTATGCAACCCATTGCGTGCATATGCGTGCCATGCAACACGCCCTGCAGCACACAGACAGCTTTAGCACTACGCAAAGCATACACGCAGCAATTGCAGTCGCTCAAAAGTTAAGCATACGTTGCACACAAGCTCGCACTTATTGCGTGCAGACTGCTACACGTTACATGGGATCGATGCGCGCATAAAAACAACTTAAAAGTGTGCAACAAATAGTTGCACACTTTTTAGTTTAAAAAATTCTCGAGGGGTGGGGGGCATATAAAAAGAATTACAACTATAGCGTGCGCAAGCGCAAAGCCTAATTAATCTAATTAAATCTTTTTAATCTTTTAAATCAACGCTTTTTAAAAATGGGGTGAGTTAGAATCACCACCCAGAATTGATAAGTACTTCTACTAAAATTTTCTGCGGGCTATTTTTTTAATCCTGCAGACCCCTTTTCGGGCCACCCAGAATTGATAAGTACTTCTACTAAAATTTTCTGCGGGCTATTTTTTTAATCCTGCAGACCCCTTTTCGGACCGGCCCGAGGAATTTTGGTGCCGGCATGCGGCCGGTTGAGACTGGGCTCCGGCCGGCGAACCACACAACCAAGTTAATAACTTGACAACCAAGTTTGATTCTGCTACACTGTAAAAACAGTTAAAGTTATAGCTCAAGAAAGAAAAATCACAGTGTCAATTACAGAAACAATCCGGTGCCAGCACCGACAGAACCGACCGACATGCGGGCCGTCCCCGACCAAGGTTGAACCGTCTGATTCAAATATAATCACCGTTCAAACTCTTGATCAGCCGGTGCGGGCGGTCGATCGCCGGTTCGAGAAGCAATCGGTGCAGCCGGGCGGCGAGCGGTTCGAGAAGCAATCGGTGTGGCGTCCGAGGGTGAGCGGCCGGTTCGGTCTCGGCGATGACGGGCCGTGGCAAAAATTCGCAATCCGCTTCCGCTGTCGCGGCTTCGCAGAAAGAACGGTTGTCGGCTGGGTCAGCACCGGGTTCAACTCAAGAAGTCGGCTTTGTAAAACAAACTTCCACAGTATTCATGTCGATAGAACCGATTGATCTTTGGACACATCTTTACCAAAATCATTGTGATCCACGTCGAGAATTTAATATCGATCAAAGTTTAAAATTTCGTTATCCGGATATAGTTAGAGTAAATGTAATGAACGATCCCGGGCTACGTCAACGATTAGACCTTGCCGTTCATTTTAAGAATGAAGTAGCAGTAACTAAATTTTTGATGACAAGCGAATTATCTGTTTATACAAGGTGAGGAAAGACTATGGTAATTAATTTATATTTCACTTCTCCTTCTTTTCAAAAAGAAGATCTTGAAGACATTACTTTTCAAGATGCAATCACTCCACAAGCAGATCAGCTAACAGAAAAATTATCGGCCCCGCAATTTAAAGTCTATTCAGGTGCTAATAGGAAAAAAATCCTGAAACGTTCTTTTATCCTTGGACGAAAGTAACCGTTCATGATCCACAGCTCGAATCGATTTTTTGGTTATTGGCTGGTTCTTTTATATCAGAAGACAACTTGGTTTTTATAAGAAGGGAAGAATTTTTAGATGAATAACAATTTTGATAATTTGTTTACAGTCGAAGAACCAAGTGAGGATAGTTGCATCACGCTTCCTATTAATAATAAAGATCTTAAATTTTCTTTATCCAACATGTGGAGAATAAAAGCATTATGCAAAGATTTAAAAAAGGGTGTTGGAGAAAGATTTGATATTTCATATGACGTGATCAGGATTGACAGGCGTGGCGTAGCAATTTTTAATATAACAGTAGAATATGAAAAACCAAGTGATGCTACTTTGTTTTGGATGAAATTTAACAGTCTTGACCGACAATTGTTAAATCACTTTGTAAGATGAAAAAAGATCGTTTTATAACTTTGAGAATAAGTCCCTGGGATATGTTACCATCCATGGCGGAAGACGAGTTAGCTCAAGCTGTTGTTGACCAATTGAGCCAAGCGTCTGGTCCTAGTTATTCTATATCCTATCATAAATTTTCTACTTGTAAATATATGATCGGTGGTAACGAATTAAACCTTCAAATTTACACTATTCTTGTATATTTTGAACATGAACACGAAGAAAGTTTATTTTGGTTACGCGGCTCCGAAGTATTAAAAAGAATAAAATTTATAAAAAACGATGAAAATTGTATCTAGTAATCGTCAACGTTTCTCTTGACTCTTGTTTTAGAATCCTGCATAATATAATACTATAGTTATAAAAGAGGTTTTGTTTTATGGATTATTCAGTTACAATTAGCCTTTCTTTTACAGAAGTCTTAGAGTGGATAGAGGTTAACCTCTATCCACTCGTTAACGACTACAATTTTAATCGTTTGTCCAAAAAATTAAAAAAACAGCATCCTTATATAATTAAAATAACAAATGACGCGCCTTATGAATTTCAAATCTTCTTTAAAAAAGAAAGTGATGTTACTTTCTTTTCTTTAAAAAATACGATTGGAGAAATAATAAAATGATAACTCAAAGATTGTTAGTTCCTCCAATGGTGTTTTTAGAGTACATCTATTCAATTCCAGATGCCTGTCATAATTTTACTCCAGATGAATTTAGCCAAAAATTTATAAAAGAACATCCTGTTGTCGATAAAATGTATTATATTATTGATAATAATGTCAATAATTTCAACGAACCACATATTTTTGAATTGTCTTTCAAAAAGAAAAGTGACGTTACTGTCTTTTTATTAACAAGCTCATATGGTAGGTATTTAAAATGAAAACAGTTGTTGAATTGAAAATGACCAAACGAGCATTTGCCAAATATCATAATTTAGCCAACGACAGATTTTATGATATACCTAGTTTTATAATCTCTTTGAAGAATCATTTTAATCTCGAACTTGTTTTTTATGAACATCAAACTGTTTATCGCGAATACGTTTTTAAGATACATTTTGAAGAAGACATCGAGGTAACTAAATTTTTAATGATGGTTTCATTTGGGCGTTATAAAATAATAGAGGGATGGTGAAAAATGAGAATAGAGAGAACATTAAGAGTTTTGGACCGCCTTCTGTTAGATTTAAATGATATTCCCTTTCCAAAAACTGTTCATCAATTTACAGACTTGTTCAAAGAAACATATAAACCTTATATAGAAAGTATCAAATTTCTTCATAGTGTATCTAATCTTAAAGAAAAAAGAATTGAACATTATTTTATCGTCATCTTTAAAAATGAAAAAAACGAAACTGCTTGTTTCTTATCAGATAAGTTGTACGGGAAAGTAATTTATGATAAAGAAAATTTTTAAACTTTCTGACACATCTAGCCTCTCTTATATTTATTTTATATTACTTTATAAGGATTCTCCTTTGGTAATAAGATTGTACTAGGATCAAAGGAGATTTTAATGAAGGTCCTCCAAATACATTTATATATTTTTTAGAATTAACATTTGATAACGAAAAATCAATGACGATGTTTCTTTTAAGAGATATTACATTTGGGATAAAAGATATACTATCGTTTGAATTAATCGAAGACGAAGAAATTTTAAGAACCCTCAAACATTAAAGAGATAGTTATTCCAACAGTAACAATAAAAAATCTCAATAGAGATCCATTAATAACAGAATGGAAAGAGGTTGTCTCTAAATCTTTAACCGATTGTAAGTATGTAACGTCTTTTAGGGTTAGAAAAACGATCACACTGATAGATGAAATTGAAATTAAATTTGACTCAAACGTTAAGAAGACAGCGTTTTTGCTTTCTTCTAATCTTAGTAATTGGACTGTGATAGAACATGACGATAACTAGAAAATTTAAGATAGTTGAAAACACTTCATTACGTACTGAAGAAATTGTATCTTTAATTTGCGAAAATAGATTTGTATATAAGGTCGCATCTAAATTACCTGGTAACTTAGGAAAAGATTCAAATAATAATTATGTTTGGTATACTTCTATAATCTTTAAAGATGAAAAAAATCTAACTGCTTATTTAATAAGTGATACAACAATTAATGAGAAACTAAAGTCAGTTACTTTAGTGGAGGAAGAATTATGATAACTAGAAAATTTAAAATAGTTGAATCAAGTTCAGTAGATCTTATACAAATTGTCCCTTTAATTTGCGATAATAGATTTGTACATAAGGCTGAACTTTCTTCAACTGATCAGCTTGAAAGAAATAAAGATCTTAGTTTTGTTTGGTATGCTAATTTAACTTTTGAAAATGAAAAAAATCTAACTGCATACTTAATGAGTGACACAACAATTAATCAAATTTTGAAGTCGATTACTTTAGTAGAGGAAGAATTATGATAGAAATAAAACTTAAAATTAGACTTGAAAAAAACTAAAGATACCACACATCAATATTTTATATTACACAGTGCTATGTCAGAAAGATTAAAAGAATCTAAAATAGATATAATTAAAGAGATAATGCCACCAACACCAAATCCTAATTGTTTTGAGGGATATGATCCTTCATATTGGGTCTTAAAATTTAAAAATAAATTAGACCTGACAAGATTTTATCTAACAACTAATTTAAGTGATTGGATCGTAACAGAATGAAGAAAAAATTTTAATAGAAATTTATAATAATGATATATAATATGTGCTCACTAATTTCTATGTTCGTTTTCACGAACCATTAAACAACTGGCCAGGCGTAAGACTTGCTATGATAAAAAGCATAGCAAGTGAATTAAAATCTCGTGGATTCTCGGTTACTACTTTAACCGGAGATATAATTCAACTTGAGCATCAAAAACTTTCATCAAAAACTCAAGTTGCTATTATATTAGGAAGTCTTAGTCGTTACTTTAGTATAGACGAAGATACGCAAACTTAGAATCTAACAAGACGTCTAAAGAGTCATGTATTTAAAAACCTGCACTTAACCAGCAATACACCGCGCTGCAATGCGCGTACAATGCTGGTGTTTGTTTTTTTGTTAAGTTATGCGCTGCGCGTATAGTGTTAAGTCTACACGCAGGACACCGTGTTATAACCGGTTTAAACCGGTTAATCTTCAGCATCGTAATTTTTCAAAAAATCTCTAACTTTTGAAGAACTAGACACCGCTCTTACTTTAGCTTCGGGAGCATCTTCATTATCTGATGCTCCCGTCCGCTTTAATTTACTCAACATAGATGTACCACCACTTTTTATCCCTGCATTGATAGGAGCGTCATCATCGTCTTCTCCTAGATCAAAGATTCGAAGTGTGTCAATATTATATCCTAAATCAATATTAGTGCCAACCCCAGATGACGATCTTGTTTTCATCAACTGTAATTGATACCTTCCTCTTTCTCTCATTGCTCGAGAAGTAAAGATGCCAAATACATTATCAGCAGTTTGAATCTTACTTAACCCTCCAGATATATGAGAATGATCAAATTCAATTTCTTCAACTGCTCCTCTGTTTAACTGAGAAGCTGTAACGAAAATCATGTTTAATTCCATAGCTAGATTTCGTAGTTCTTCCGAAACATACTTGTCTTTTATGAAAAGATTCTCTGGACTAATTTTAACCGAAATAGGCATCAACAGGTCTAAGTAGTCAAGTAAGATTACATCATACTTTATTCCACCTTTTATTTCAAGTTCCTTTATATAAGCCCGAACATCATTTGCAGTCTTTCCTGATGGCATATATTTGATTTGAACGCTGCCTGATTTCTTGCCAATCATCTTAACCTTAAGTTCAACATCATCAATGCTCTTAAAGATATCTCTACTCGGTATGTCTGTTAGCATCGAATCAAGTCTCATAGACACCAACGGCTCACTTAATTCTAAGGTAAGATATAAAACATTTAATCCGGCCCTTGCCCAATTAACTCCAAGGTTAGCAAGGAACAAAGATTTACCTGCACCGGATGCTCCTGCAAATATATTCAATTCTCCTCGGTTCATTCCACCAAAAAGTTTTCGGTCTAATGCTTCCCATCCCGTACTTATTTGCCCATTCTTTTCTTTTATGCTTAACAATCTTCCTCTCGGGTCAGCAAAGTAATCTGTACCCATATCTTTTTGTAACCCAATTTGTACAGCCTTCTTTATTTGTTCTTCAACTGGTCCATAATCTCCTTTTTCAAGAAGTTCAGCCGAATCCATAATAGCTCGTTCTAATGCTTTGTGACGCGTAAATGTTTCAAATTCATCCATTAACCAGTCATAATGATTACTTTCTAATTGAGATACATGTCTCAAATCTGTAGAAGCTGCTGAGTTGACAATTTCAACTAACGGTAATGCATTATATTGAGTAACATAATCATTTATAAATTTTGCTGCTGGACGCAAGCGTCTATCAAAAAGTGTGTCATCAAATATATTTTGACATCTAACAAAGGTTACTGCATCAGACAGTAGCATTTCTAAATAAACTTTTTGTATATCATATCCATAGTCTGTATTTTGTCTAGTTGCCATTCGTTATTTAATTTCCCCATACACCATCAATACTAACCGGTTTACGATAATGCCAAAGTACTGCTCCAATTGCAGATCCTGGATCGCCCGGGTATTGAGGTACATGTACATTATACCACTGTTTTCGTATCTTGTCAATTGATCTTTTATTCATTGCACATCCACCCGTTATTGCAAGATCATTTGCTCCGGTTAATCTCTGTGTATGATATGACAGATGTTCAATTGCTGCTTCAAAAAGATATTGTGTGCATGAAGCAAATTGTTCTTTCGTAAAGCCGTCATCCTCTTTCCAGGATCTACATCCTCGATGAAGGTTGGTTTTCAATTTTACAAAAGGTTTTCTGTTCTGTAGTTCAAATATATCATCTAACATATGTTCTAATAATTTTCCTCCCTTAGTCTTGTCTGTGTCTCTAATTTCTGCTATTTTATATTCATCTTGTTGAGGTATCAATCCCATACGTTGAGTCATAGCCGAATAAAACAATCCAAGACTATGAGGATAACCTTGAGAATATACCTTTTTTAGGGTCCATTCTTTAGTGCCTTTCCAAATAGATATAGTGTCAAATTCTCCAATAGAATCTATCACCAAAACTGCACACTCTGGATTTTCTTGTGTATAATATCCATAAGCGGCATGAGACTGATGGTGTAATGTATATGTGATAGGTGCTGTTGCATATGAGAATTTTTGAGGTCTATTGTTGATAAATCCCTGTCCTGCACGTAATTGTCTGATAGATTTAAGTGGTGGATTTTCATACCAAAATATTTTATCAGGATAACCAAAAAGATCTATTGCATCCTTTTCCATGTCTGGAGATATAAAGTTGTCTCCTTTCATTCCTGAGTATTCACTTGCTAGCCGTGCCCATAATGGCCATGGCTTTTTGGTGTAAGATAATCCTCTTACACCAAAATTATGTACCGATAAACTTGCATCATGGCTTCCACCTGTTGCTCCCCAAATTATCATCTAATTTCCTATTTGTAAATGAAAGGATCTCTTTCTTGCATCTTCTTTAATCTTTTTTTAAAGGCTCTTTCTTCTTGCCACCATGTATAGGGGTAAGTGATCCATTCCCAAACCTTTTTTAAAAAAACCATTTTCTCTTCCTTAATCTAATCTTTAATGGTGAATATTCAGCTGCACTGATTATGCTATGTAAAGTATATAGCCTTCCGTATCTTTCAGCTGCTGCTCCAACATCATTTATGTCAGAGTCCCATTCTGGTAAAGAAACCATCCAACCTTGATCAATTGCGGGTTCAATCATATAAGAACCTTTCTTATCTCTATCTGGTACAAATATGATATCTTTGCCTAAAGAATTGATTAACAGAGCTTGCTCATCTTTTAACTCAGAGCCAAGAAGAGCCATTCCATCTACATGTATAGCATCAATTGGACCTTCTACTAATATAGAGAAAACTCTTTTATAATCTTGTTGTTGATCAATTCCATAGACATACCCAGGTTGTTGTTCAGAAATATATTTAAAGTTTTTCCCATCAAGAACGTCTCTAGCAGTCCATCCAACTATCTTTTTTTCATAAAAAAATGGAATTATAAGTCGATTACGATACTGAAGATTAGGACTCCAATAAAAAGAAGTATCTTCAAGATATAAATTTCTTGAGCGCATGTATTCAACTAATTTGATTATATATTTGTTATCTTCACCTGACCATTCTTCTAATGGTTTTGCGTCGGGCGGAAGGTTTTTAATTTCAAACTTTGGAAGAACTGCTACTCTATTTTTGGTTACTACTCCTTCTTTATCACGCAATAATTCAAATGCAATTTTCATTATTACGTCATCTGGTACACCTATCCATTCAAATAATTTTCTCATGCGGTGTTGAAGAAGTAATCCTTTACTCCAAGATGCTTTATATCCACAATTAAAACAATGATAGGAAACGGTGTCATCTTCCTGTCGGAGACCACCTCTTTTTTTATTATCTGCTGTTTCACCATTATGTATGCAACAAACTGCATTAAATGACATCCATCCAGACGGAGTATGTTTACGATTACTAGGAAGATATGCAATTAATGTATCGTATACTAAACTCATGTGTTAATATAACATAAGTTTAGAAAATGTCAATTATATTCTTACGAGGATTTTCGTAATATTAGATGGATCTAATGTTGTTTTAAACCGTACATAACTTACCATCCCGTTGAAATTAACATACGATGGTTCATTGTTATTTAATATACTTATGGTAGCTATATCAGCCCAATCAGTATTTGGAGTAAGGGCATTTTCAAGAGTACCTTGAACTATTATATCTCCAACAAAGTCTCCAGGATAGACTGCTGCCGTATGTAATGCTTCATTTCCATTAAGTGAAGGCATAGCATCAACTGGATCACTTATCCATATACTAGAATTAAATCCTGTTTCTGCAAAATTATCAACAGACTGGCTTGTACTAGGACCAGGAAAGGCAGATGATGAAAGATATATAATACCAGTTGCGTCAAACCATTCGTTTGCATAAGTCAATACTCGTGTACTTTCGGAATCAATTAGATAAACATTATAGCTAAGATACTGTTGATCGAGATTAAGTAAACTATTTTCGGTTATTGTAACTTCAAATGTTCCTCTTGTAAACGAAGAACCATCGTCGAGTACTGTACCTGTTAGGTCCAATACCATATTTTGGTTTTCGTCAAATGCTACAAAACGAGGGACGTAGTTGATTATATTAACTGACTTCTGATCCGCGTTCTTTACCTGGAACTGAAGCTTATTGTCTATTCCTTTATAGACTTGTAGGTTTCTTTGATACACTGGTTTATACTCCACGGTGAAGCCTGTCTGATCTAGTACCACAGTAGTTCTATTGTTGACTAAATATCTTGGCGTTAGCTGCATGGATATATTTACCGTATGTTATTAAAAGATATTAATGAGAACTTTCCCTTTATAAGCGTTGTCACTTATGGTGGCAATGAATATGTCGGCATCATTTCAAATCAAGATCAGTATGTTACTAATCTTTATAGTTATAACCTTATCAAAACATTAGATGAGAAAAAACTATTTTTAGATCTAGGTGACATATGGTGGTGGGAATCAAATAGAATGATTCCTATCAATATCTTTTTAAGAAATGAAATGGAAAAATTTGGATATTGTGTTCTGTCAATGAATTCAAAAGATGTTAGAATAGTAACAGGACCAACTGTGAATTTAAGCAATCTTGCTGTAAAAAGAGTTAAACGAAAATCAGTTCAACTTGTCCGAATACCTAAATAAATAAAATTATGAGATATAGAGAAATTATAAAGTTAATAGAAGATTCTTCAATGGAAGACGGATCTAATAGGTCCGAGCAACTAATTGGAAATCCAAACGTATTAGCAGTTGATATTTCAAATTATGAATTATCTAAATTAGTACAAGAATATCCGAACAACGGAATATCATATGGCAAAGCCGGAACTAAGGCTTTAATTATGTTTTATACTGAAGAAGAAAAACAGAAATTTGAAAAGGATTTAAGATCAAAAGGTATATCTTTTGAAAATATAGTATCAGCTGGAGGAGCATCCGAATTAGCTGATACTAATACTAAAAGTCATGTTATTCAATATAAACCTACTAGAATATCTAAGTAGAACGATAATCCATTATAATGTCTGCCATCTTTAATATCTTATCATGCCATGCAAGAACTTCTAACCATTCTTTAGGAATATTCGAATATCCATAAAATGCTCCTGCTATTTGCCCAGTTACGGCAGCAACTGTATCAGCATCGTCTCCTAAATTAGCTGCTAACAACACCGCATCTTTAAACGATTCAGTCTTTTCAACACACCAAAATGCTGCTTCTGCTGTATGTACGACATATCCGGAAGAACTTATTTGTGCTCGGTATTTTTCAGCAACATCCCAGCGATCTTCAACTTTGGTTCCGCCTGTATCAATTATATCCCAAAGTACTCCTCCTAGATATTCTGCCATGTCTACACAATCTGGAGATGCATGTGTAGTAATTGATTGAGCAACGGAATATTCTACTGCTTGTTTTCGAGTCTTAGCAATCATAGGAGCCGGTGCAAGTCTCATTATACCACCGTTACCAGAATCAAGTCCGTGTGTTGAACCACAAACTGGTTCAATTTGGCCGCCTTTATCAAATTTATCAATTGCTGTTCGAGTAGTATTACCTATATCAAAACAGAGATTATTGTGAGAAAATGCACCTTTATTATACCAATCACTAAAGTTCTTAAGTATGTCAACTTGATTGATGCCTTTATAGCTAATAATAGAACGGGCTAAGGCAAGCGCCATACTTGTATCATCTGTCCATTCACCTGGTTGTAAATTAAATGCTCCGCCGCCTCTCATCCTAGTTACTGGATCGTACGTATCTCGTTCCTTAAATTCAACCGAAGTACCTAATGCATCGCCTATTGCTAATCCAATTAAGCATCCTCTACCTCTATCTTTTATACCTGTCATTGTGTTACTCTCTTTGTTAAATCTTTTTCGTTCTTTTCCTGAAAGCAAATATCAATTTTGCAATTCTTCACATAGTAGATTCATATGTACAATCACTGCCATAGCATAACTAAAAGCATGAGATTTTTTAAAGAAATATTGATTGTCTGTTGGCTTTTCCCACACTTGCTTTAGTATAACATCCCATGTACTGTTTGTCAAATGTTTCTTAGCAGGCCTTATTATAGCCAAGACTGCTGCTAACTGTTCAACAGAACGAGGGTTTAATTTCTTTAATAAATCGGTATATCCATTTATATGAAAAACTTGATCTACAAATTCTTGATGATGTAATAGATCCCAAACAGGTTCTTTCATTAGAGAAACAAGATGTTCTTCATCTTTTACTTGTTCATATATACTTACATTCAAACAATCAACTTTAAAATATCCTCGTGAGTCTGCAGTTTTATAATCAATCGTTGATACATTGGTAATAGGATTGTACGGAATTTCTGTAAAATAAACACCAGTGTTGTGTTTTTTACCATTCTCTAAACATGCAGATCGATGGCTTAATCTTGAAAGTAAGTCATCTCGATCTGCAAAATCTATATCAATATCCGGCATTTATTTCTTTATATTCTTTTTCTAAACCAACAATTAAACTTAAAAGAAGTTGTTCTTTTGTAGTATTCCTATAACTAGAATCAATTTTATCTGAACATCTAAATTTTACATTATGAAACTTTTTTCCATTAATTGAAAAAGAATATTCCCATTGAGTTATTCCATCATCTCTTATAATCTTTTCTTCGTGTACTTCTATTTCAAAATCTAATTTTCTATTTAGGTCGTTTCTTAGTATCATCATGATATTTTCTTTCTTATTTTTTCAAGTTTTGTCTTAGCACGATCCCATTTCATTTTGCTAACTCTATCTTTAAAAACAATACCCTGTAAATGATCATACTCATGTAGAAACACACGGGCAGAATATCCTTCAATCTTTACAGTTTGCTTTTCGAGATTTTCATTATAGAATTCAACTAGTATTTCTTTTGGTCGTGGTACCTTAACAAAAATTCCAGGAAAACTAAGACACCCTTCATACTCAAGTGTTGATTCGATAGTGTGTTGTAGAACCATTGGATTAATTGCCATAGTTAAATTTTTCTTATCGGATCCAAATACAAAGACTTGAGCATCAAGTCCTACTTGATTAGCTGAAAGTCCAATTCCACCGTTGTCAACCATAACAGCAGTCATTCTTTCTTTTAATTCTTTAACGTCAAACCCCGGATTTTCAATATCAACCGTTGCTACTTGCTGATCGAGTATCTCTGCAGGATATTTGATTAAATGAAGATCATTTATATTCATAATTTTGCATCCTTTACTATTTCTTTTACTAACTGAACATTTTCTGGTTCTCTACCAAATCTAATTGTCCATTTCTTTGGATCAACAACGTTGTAGATCATATCGAGTTGTTCATCGTTTAATTTATTTAACATGTCTTTTCCGCTTTTACAATTTAACATTAACCACGGAGAAACTTTTCCATCTCTTATATCACGTACAATTCTGTTTGAAGATGCATATAAAAAATAATGTTGATAACTGCTATTATTCTCTTTTGCCCACTCTACCATAGTATTAATCGATCTTTCTAAGGCAACAGTACAATCTTCTTTAAGAATATAATTAAGAGCGTATTCTTCGTATAATTTATCACTACACCAATTATCTAACTTAACACCACTTGTTACTATATAATCAATATATTTTTCAGGATGCAATGGTTTTACATTTGAAAGATACGAACCAAATTTTACAAAAGCATTATAATAAGGAGAAGAAGAAAACTCTTCGTAAGTTTTTTCTGTTTTTGATTGTCCTACACTTAATTTAAAAAATCTTTTGTAGGTAAAATAACCAAGCCTTACATGTTTTTCATCTTTTGCAAGTGCACGCCGTTTCTTTTCACACAAATGCGCAAATAGTGTCTTTTCTTTTACAAATCCATTTCCACAATATTCACAGCGAAAAGGTTTGTCAGATTGGGATATCTTTTGTTTCGTAACCAAGGTCTTTAGCCAACTCTCTGATTTCTGTTTTTGTAGATATTCTAGCAAGGAGTTCAACCTCATCTTCTTTCATATTTGGATATAAATCTTTAAGGAATTTTTCAACTTTACTATTGTTTCCTTCCTTCTTTTTAAATCCGATCCATTTGTGTTCCTGGATTTCTCCTAATCCAGACATACAAAGCAATTGCCACAGCAATTTACGATTATGTTTGATTCCAATAGTATTCCAGTTTTTGTTATAGAATTCATTTGTCTTAAGAACTGCCAATGCAACATTATCTTTGCTAGTACCAACTACACTACTGGTGTATCGATTTAACAACCAAAAATTAACTTCTTTTTTTTGATCATCATCTAACTCGTCCCATATTTCTATACCATTAGAATCAATGCAAGCAAGTATATCTTTTAAAGGAAAATGTTTCATATTATTTTTAATTCTTGAACATAATTGTTAACATGAGTATGTTCAATAATATACCCATCGTTGTCATTTGGTTGATATAATTGAACTGGTCCATCACAAGACGAGCTGCCATTATATATAACAACCATTTTATTTTTTGGACAATTCTTAGTTGGGTGCATTTTCATCATATCAAGATACTTGCCGTTGTCACGGATATCAGAATTTTTAAGCAATTTTTGATTATCAGGATGATAAATTAAAACATTACCAAAACCTCTACGAGAGAGTCTTGCAATATAGTTTCCCATTCTTACAATCTTTGGAGAAGGAATTTTTCGATTAAAAATTGAAAAATGTACATCTCTTGATGGCCATTTTCTATGTAGGAATTCGTATTCTACATCACCAAGGTTATCTAAATTAATCTTTTCTTCTGGTCCTACTTCCTTTTTTAAGATTTGAAGTTTTGTTGTTTGAGAAAATGGTAAATTATTATCTCTTGTTACAATTTGTTGCAATTCATAAACCAGATGGTGATCATTAAATATAGGATCTTTTTTATTCCTTGCTAGATTAAAAAAGGTTGTGTTGGGTGTGCTTACCACCGACCCAACATTAGTTTTTGCTAATGTTGGGCGAGGTAGTAGTGTAGCACCTATACCGGTACTAATACTATATAAGAATTTTCTCCGAGACAAATCTTGTAATATTTTCATATTGTAATTATACAGTCTTTGTCGTTATTTGTCAAACTATATTTCAAATTCTTGGAAAGCTATTTCTGAATTACCTTCACCGGCTCGTCTCATTATCCAAAATTCAAAGACTTCAGTAAAATATTTCTCTAAATTTTCTCTCATTGGATTTGTATTATTCTTCATTCCATCAATGATTTCTTTTCCTTTGTTTGATGGTACATTTCCTACATTAACATAGAGTATACGATAAACAGTATTTTAGACATTTTTATTACTTTTAACCATATAATATATAGTTAACGCTTTCTCTAAATGTTGTCTTAATATGGGATTCTCTTCAGACAGTTCTATCATTTCTAACCAATCTGCCCAACTCGGCAAATCTTCATTTACATTTAATCCTACTACCCATCTAGGAATTTCTGATTTATCTCTATATTTTGCATATATTTTTGTACCAACTTTTTCATAGATGATTGCTTCACCGGGTATTAAATCACCCATCTTTGTGTAACTTTTTCTCAGCTATTAATTCGGTAGTAAGTATCTTGAGAAGTTCTTCTCTTACTAAATCATCTATGCTGCTAATTCCAATTTCATTATTATTGTATTCGGGATACCAAGTACATTTGTAAATAAAATCATCTTCAACATCACGGAATTTTGTTATTCCTGTTTCAACTTCAATTAGTTCAATTTCAAATGGCAAATTCTTTGATAATTCCTTTAACATATTCATTATTTTTTCATCCTTTTTAATCTGAGTTCCAATAGTTCTACGAACTATATCGTTGTGATTAAATTCAGCCCAATATAATTCAAATGCTACTCCGTCTTCAACACCTTCAAATTGATGTATCTTGCCTGGTTTTACTTGAGTAAAATCTCCCGGACCAAGAACAGTTTCATCAATTAATCCTTCTTGGTCGCTGTCTTGCCACACTCGTACAATCATCTTTCCTGACTCAACAAAGAATCCATTCCATTTATATTGATGAGAATGTTCGGAGCATTTGTATCCTCCTTTAAATTCAATTCTGTGGAATTCTAAAACTCCGTTTGCATGGATAAGCTCTGTAGCCCCCCATATTTTACCTGCTTTAATTGACATTATAAATATCTCCAATCTCGCCATGCTATGTCTGGCATAGTAATTATATTGAGAGCGTCTTCATTTATAATTTCCTGAATACGTTCTCTTATTTCGATTTCTGACCTTATTCGTTTGTACCAACGTTCTTTGCTATTATAATCAGATATGTATCCTTCTTTTACAAGTTGATCAAACATCTGAATTAAAGGTTTGTTAACTACTCTAGAGGCTGATACTATCATATTATTTCCTTCCTGCGTTAAGTCGAGGATAACTCCCTGTTGCTCTTTCAATATAATCAAGGTACAACAATTCTAAGTCTTTATGAATTGTTGAACTTATACCAAATTCAAGACCACAAATAATATGTTTTATCCTGATTGTGTTGCATCTCCTGGCCCAGATGCTAACTTTACCTTCTATACAATCTTCGTATAATTCAGTTCTTATACGTAGGTCTGTATCTTGGTCCCCTGAACTTCCATGGGAAGCAAGTCGACCTAATCGAGATTTTGTACCCGTTATTGGTTGATCACTATACGACTTTTCAATTCCAAGAGGGTTACCTGTTTCTCCAATTTTAACTATTGTTTCTCCAGAAACAATCATGTAGACCCAACTACGATGACTAGCATACATCAGCTCGTTATTAATACTTTTATATATAAATCGTTTGCCATGTGACATAGCTACATCACACACTTTTTCAAAACCATCTTTGATATAGGAGTTAATATTTAATTCTTCTTTTATTGCTGTAACCAGCATATGTTTTTAAACCTTATAGTAATTTAGCGTAGTCAATCAATTCACTCTGTCTACTAATTTCTTTTACTATGTAGATACATTGCGGATTGTTGCCTTCTTCAAGAGGTAAGGCTAATAATTGCCCATTCCTCATCTTTGGAAAATACCAAGTCACGTCGTTGTAGAAATTAACCACCTTGACGTGTTCAAATCTAGTCATACCGCTTGTTAGAGGATTAAACAAGAATGCTTCAAATCCTCTTAAATTTAGACTGGTAATAGGTAATATTTCAATATCATTTCCTGTTTCTCTATCACCTAATGCGATGTGCCAATCTAAAGGTACCATAATTTCTTTATTTCCTACTTCAATAACTACTGCTGGAGAACTAAATGATTCCAGCAAAATAAGAGGAACAAAAAAGAAATCTGGATTTTTTGAGTCAGAGTTATCTAACACAGCAAATCTAATATCATCATCAATTTCATCTGGTAAATTTGTTAGATTGAATGTACTATTTTCAAGTGTTAAAATTCTCATATTAATTCCAATCTATCTTCTCTATTGAGAAAGGATATTTGGCTTCTTTGTAGTATTTCTTTCTTTCTCGCAAATGCCTTTTGGCAAATTTGCATGTTGATGTTATATCCCATATCTGTACAAAATCCTTATCTTTTGCTTTACGAATTCCACGTCCGATAGATTGTATTACTCTCACAAAGGATTTGCCAGGTTCGACTAGTATTAAATTAAAAATACGAGGAATGTTAATTCCAACAGCAGCAACTCCATATGTAGCGATAATCACTTTATGATCGGACGTGTTTACGCCATCATATTCTTCTTGTCGATCTTTAATTTTAACTGCACCGTTAATAAAAATCGAATCAGGTATAATTGCCTCTAATTCTTTGCCTGTTGCTATCCTATCAACTAGGATTAATGAGTTGCCTGTTTTGCTTATGTTTGTGAATAATTTTCCTAAATATTCTACTCGTTGTTTATTTGTTACTAGATATTTTAATTCTTCTTGATAACCCTCAAATTCTTTAACATCTATTAATTGTGTGACATTAACTTGTAGGTTTGATAAAACGCCTTTATCTTGTAACTCGTGCGCATATATGTTTCCGACAACTGGTCCAATTGCGGCAAGTATGCCTATAAATTCATATTCTTCTTTAGGAACCGTCCCTGTTAATCCCCATCTTACAGGAGCATTCTTTAAATTTTCAGTTAATAATTTAGTTAACACTTCGGCTTTAGCCATGTGAACTTCGTCAACTATAACGGTTTGTACTCCGTCAAGAAATTCTGCCAAGGTGAGTAAAGTTGTATCACCTTTTTTACTTTTTTTGTCTAATATGTTGAGACTTTGCCATGTGCAAACTGTGTGAGTTTTATTTAGATCTTTTCGATCACCAAAATAAACTCCAACGTCTAATCCAACGTTTATATAATCTTTTTCAGTTTGTGTAACTAGGCTTTTATTTGGGACAATAATTAATGATCGCCCCAACGGTTCTACTATCTTTGATAAAGTAGCCGTCATAATTGTTTTGCCAGCGCCAGTGGCAATCTGCTGTAATGATTGGGGATTCTTTAAAAAGTCATTTATTGCAGTTACTTGGTAATCTCTTAATTCAATTGGTTCGCCGGCCTTTTCGTGTCCTTCTGGCCAAAAAGATCCTTCCCAGAAGTTTTCGTCTATTGTTGTTAATCCTATGTCAATAGTCTGTCGACGATCATCAATTTCCGATACTTCGTAACCTTCTTTTTTTAAGATTGGTAAAAGTCTATCTAAATGATTTAAGTATCCATTTCCACCTATACCAAAATAACCTTTAGTACCGTCCCATCTTCCTAATTTATATTTTTCAGAATATCTTGCATGAGGAATTTCAAATTTCATCGAACTTGAAAGTTTCCTTCTTACACTTGGCGGTAATCCATCTATCTTAATATTAACTTCATCATAAATTATTATTTTACATGTAGGCATTGTCTCTTGTTAGTTTCTCCGCTTTTATTCTTCTCCAGCTAGTCATTTCGTTATCATAATGAATTTTCAAATCAACGTTATTTAAAAACCCATTAATTTTTGACGAACAATGACTACTATTGATCAATATAATTGACTCTGGATGCCAGTCAGCTTTTAATAAAGTCTTAGGCAATTTAGTCTTTATAATATAAACTACTTTAGTCGATTTGTCAACCTGATTGTTTAATCCATTTTCTTTAACATATTGATTATAATTTTTACCTATGCCTTTATTATCCATTCGATACATCACAGAAATACTATCTTTGGATATTTCTTCCGGCAATTCACCTATTGATTCTTTTAACTGTGAAAATGCTTTGTTTTGATCTAACAAAATTAGAATAGGAAATCTGTTCAATTCCATGAGACCGTTAATGATTTCTCTTAATTTAAATTGATCTGGTGCTGCTTGGATAACTTGGTTTTCTCTCGTTGCCAGAGAAACGGCAATATTACTAAATTTCTTAGCAGATTCTAAAAGAGCTTTTCTTTCTATATATTGAATGCTGAACATTAGAGATATATCTTTATAGAAAATAAGATTATCAACAGTTGGATTGCCAAATTTCTTATAAAGATATTCTGATGCCGGTTTTGAAAAATTCTTCAATTTATAATCAATTATACACGGAAGATAATCATGAGGATTCATTTCATAATTTTTAGCTATTTCATACAATTCTAATATTTTCTCGTCAATTTCAAAATTCTTATCTTGTAGTGAATTTATAATTTTGTAAACATTTTCTAAAGTGGCAGGAAATTTATGGGTCTTGTTTTCTTTTTCATAATAATGACCTTTTAAAGATCTTAATTCTTTGATAGTATTAATCAATCGACGATTAAACAAAAATCTAACTGAAATTAAATTTTTATCGTTTTCGGTTATCAACTCTATCTTTCTCTCACGATTAACTCTTCGTAATCCCAATGACAATGTATTAATAGCTAAATCAAAGTTATACCCGTTTGTTTCAAGAAGGTCTTTGTATTTTAGTAACATTTCTTTTAAAAGAAGATACTGTTTATCTGTTAACGATAAACCTTTTCGAAGTATCTGTTGAGAAACAGAGTTTAAGAAACTTTGATCTTCTTCATTACTAAGTTTTTTTATTGTTAAATGATTTATCATAGACTCGATGTTATCATAAGCAATCATGTCATACCCTCTAGGATTTGTGCGTTGTCTCATGATTTATTATAGCTTATTATAGACGAGAAGTCAAGCGAGTAAGCGGCAACCCATCTTTTATTTCTTCTATTGTCCATTCAGTATATGCTATGTCATTTAACCATTGTGTTCTATCCGGCATAAGAGGATTTTCTAAAGTAGTATAATCATGATTTCCTACATCATAGGCAAGGCTGTCGTGTTTAACAAAAACAGGTATTCCGTCCAATACTGCTTGTGTAGCAGGATTTGATGATTGATTAACAACTGCCCATGCGTCAATGGGAGCAAAATCAAAGTCGTCATATGTTCCGGGTATATGTATAGGAACCTGTTGTATCACTTTTGAACAAAGACCTCTTTCAATTGGTGGTAATCTGTATCTTGGATGTGGTCGTAATATAATTTGCCGGTCGGTTTTCTCTCTTATTCCTAATATAGTTTCTCTTACCCAATCACTTGGACTAGATTGATGTTCCATCTGTTTTGAAAAAGGATTTTGACAACAAACTATTATTGGGCCGGTTGGATTGGGATTCCATGGTTTAAGAGATAATCCCAATTTTTCTGCTCGATCAGAGTTATTCTCCATTGGACCAAAATAGGCTTGTCGGTTGATGCCACCGATCGCAACCTTCCATGTTTTATTGCGTTTTAGGCCGCCCACTTCTAGTACAATAGTATTGGGGGTAAAAATCTCTTTGTTGCGAGACATTTTACCTCTCCATAAAACGCTCCAAATGACATCTTTGTCAGCGCCTTTTTCATTATAAACAACTTCATGACCTGCTTTCTGCAGGCTTTCTGCAAAGGCTGCAAACACAGGAACTGAATTGCGAGCACCATAATTTGTCCATAAACTAAATTTCATTCCAGTATGACTCTTTTCGATTAACCATTAAATCTTTCTTTAAAGAGTGTCCTTGGTTTTTTCGGCCACCTTTCATATGATCAAACCATGTTCCTAATACACAATTAATAAATGGATGGCCGCCGCCCCCTGTCTTGGCTGTATTAAGATATAAGTCTTCAGAATAATCAAAATATCCTGGATGATTAGATCTCATTTTATCCAATATGTGCCCAAAGATGAAGGAGTCGTGCCATTCATCAAGTGTGAAGATTCCGGTTTCTGCTTCCTCGTAGTATCTTTCAAATTCTTGGAGAAACGATTGGGCTGATTCGTGTCGTAAATTGAGACCGTAGAATCCACATTCCGGCCAGGTCTGACTTCCTTTACCTCGTCCGACATATGTGATCCATTTTCCTTCTGGGAGCAATTCCTCGAATTGCTCCCCTGAGATGGGGCTGTGGACGTAGGTGTCTGCGTCCAACCACACAAGCCAATCCGCTTCGGTTTTGCGCGCCGCTTCGAAGACGGCATAGGTTTTGTTTGCAAAGCGAATTGCATGCCATTTAAATTCTTTGTGGTAATCTCTTGGTCTTTTTTCGGGGTGGGGACATTGTCCATTTGCTTTTGGTTCATTCTTCCATTTTTCCTTAAATTGGTTAAGTTTTGGTAAGTTTTCTTTTGCATCTAATATTGTTATTTGTTCTGGGTTAGGATTAACCGGAGAACAATCCTCTGCATAAACAGTTAGTCTAATACTCAAATCAACATTTTTTGCAAAACTATCTAAAAAACGTTGTCCATATACATCAAGACCTTCTTTATGAAAAGTGGTAACAACTTCAATTTTTTTCATTATTTTCTTCCTCTATATTAACCCATTTTCTCATATGAGACCAAGCTTCTCCTGATTTTAATTCTTCAAGAGTCCAGTGCATTTGTGCTATCTTTTGTATCCATTTTTCTCTATCAAATTCTCTTAAATTAGAAATATCTTTCAATGAATGATGAGAAACACCGGCTGCTTGTGATCTTTCTGGATCTAATACTATAACAGGAACACCTTCAATTGCTGCTGCAACCCCTGGTGAAGAGTTATAGGTTACTACTGCATGAGCTTTTCGAAAATCATCTAATAGACTAACTTTAGACGAACTATAGGAAATATTGGGCATTCGCATACTTAACATCTTTTTAATGTGTTCTTTATTCCCTTTGTCACCCGGATGAAATCTTACTCGTATTGGTAAATGAGAAAATCTACGAAGCTGTGTTATAGTTTGAACTAGCCAAGGAATAAGACTCTGTCCTCCCATACTCCAACCTCCATCTCTCTGACAACATATCAATATATACCTACCATGCTTCATTCTCCATGGTTTTAAATTAATACGAAGATCCTTTTGTATTTTAAGCCAACGATCGGGATCTGGATCATCATTACAATATTCGCCTGTGTTAGGAAATACTCCATCAAAAGAATATCTTAAATAAGTCTTGGTATTTCCAGGATCTGCGTATAAAAATAAATTACTATCAGCTATGATAGATCTCCTACCTAATGCAGCCTGTGTATCAATTATTTGTTTTCTAAGTATTAAATGAGGAGATTGTTTACTATTCTCGTGGACAAATCCTTGTATTAATGCTACATCCGATTCTTGTATATTATTGTCATCTATTAACATTCCGGAATCTCCTGTTTTATTAACGCCCTCTATAAAATTTCGTAATAATGCAGGTTTTTCCGGATTAGTATTTCTAGGTGGAATACCTTTTAAATATGCTGCTACTTTTATCATAAATTAAATTCCTTTTGTATTGCCCACGCTGTTCCATCTCTTAATTCATTTGGAGTATATTGACAGTATGATAGATATTTTAAGAATTTAACTACTTCTTCTTCTGGTGGATAATAAGGAGTTTCTATAATAGAAAGATCTTGAGAAGCAAAAAATTGTGCAGTATTTGGTGCTAACGTAAAGGCTGAAACCCCTGCATGTATAGCTTCTATTGCTGCAATGGAATTATATGTAACAAGAGCATGAACACTATCTCTTTGTAATTGATGATATAACGAATTTTCTCCTATGCGTTCTCTTCTTAATGGTTTATCTCTTATTATTATCTTTCTGTCTGTATATTGTTTAATAGTTTGAATGGTATCTTCTAACCATTCTGTTCTATCAATATTATAAAATTTACAAGGTTTGTCTGACGGAGTGACTATTAATATAGAATCACCGGCTTTTTGTTTTCCTTTATATTTCATATAGGATTTCCATTCGCATAGTGCATCGTATCGATCACTTGGAACCTCTATTATTCCTTTTAAGTGTTGCACGTTATTTTTGACAACCCTATGAAATTCTTTTCTCTTTCCTAAATTACCAATATAACCAGTATCAATATAATAAAAATCCCTACCTTCATTCCATAATTTTCTTATTAATTTTCTTCGTGTAAGTGAACGAAATGCAATTGGTAATTCTAATGGATATTCATTTCTCTTTTCGGGGTCAATAAAGATACCATGTGATCCAACTAACCAATCATTTACTATCATATCAGTGTTATCAACACCTAACATCTTTGTTTCAATCATTTTTATAAACCTAATATCCTCTCATCATGCTAGATAATTCACTTTTCCATACATGATTTAATTCACAAAAACGATAGTTTTCAAACCAAGGACCTCCCGAAGTATAATGCAGACCTCTTGGATATCCATCTTTACCAGGAACATACCAATCAACTAACCAGTTCCACTCATGACTAAATTCTCCAATTTCACTATCTTTCAACCAACTAAACCTATGAAGAAACGCGCCGGTTGTTTTTGGATCATTTACTAATTCTTTTGTTAAGATTTTATTTGAAGGATGACCACAATTAACTAACATAACCGAACTCCAATTTTTACGAGGATATTGTGTTTGCACTTGATTATCCATTTTTATTCCGTCTGTTGGATTATAATCATGTTTTGCACACATCACTGCATATTTTTCATCTGCTAAATTAAATAAATTCTGTATATCATCTCTAAAAATAATATCACAATCACAAAATAAAGCCCATCCATCGAATTTGTTTAATTCAGCTATTAAAAATCTAGTAAAGGTAAATTCAGTTGATGCAAGCGGATCTATTTCTCTTGAATAAATTCCATAATTTCTAAGTTCTGTTTGTTTTAGAGGTATAACTTCTATATTTGAATTTCGGGACTCGATGCTCCATTTACATACTTGGTATGCAATGTCTTCTCTCGGATCATATCCAATATACACTTTGTTTTTCATAATACTCTTTCAGTTAGTATAGGTATTTATATATGCACTTTAAACTGATAAATATATATGATGAATAATAAACCCTTAATTTATGCAGGATCAGATTCAACATTTTTTAAAATGTTTGGAATTAGTTTTGTCAAAAGTTTTAAACATTTTAATCCAGAGATGGATATCCTTTATCACATTATGGATCCTAAAGAAGAAGACCTAGAATTATTAGAGTTACTGCCTTGTGAATACACGGTTAGTTACACTGATCAAAATTACATAAACGAAATAATAGAAAAATACAAAGATGTAAAATGGTTATTAGATTGCTCTGATAAAAATTTAGCAATCAAAGCAACATGGTATCGTTGCTGGAGATTTATAGAGATTAGCCGTATATGGAATAGTAATCAATTATTAATGATATACGATGTTGATACTGTTGCTATAAACAAGATGTTTGATTATACTAATGAAATTTGTAACGATACAGATCAAGGATGTCTTGATGTAAAAGGAAACCAAGTTGTAAGTTTGACTGCATTTCGAAACAACAGTCGTTTGTTAAAAGAATGGGGGGAATTGCTTGAACATAATATAAATGAGAAAATATTTCATCCTACTATGGACCAAAATATTTTTATTAATTGTGCAACCAAATATGACGTACAAAAGATTAATCTAAGTTATTGTAATTATTCTAAAAAGAATTATGGATTTGCATTAACTGGTAAGGGCATAAAGAAAATAGAAAATGCTCGATTTATAGAACACGTTGAAAAATGGAGATAAAATGATAACAATACCGGTTCAGGAGTCAAAACACTTTCCGGAATTTAAGGGTTTAGATATCCTTGAATTTGGTAATAAAAGGTCTAAGAAAGGTCTTTATAAAGATGAATATCTTTATAATGGTGCTTCTAGTTATGTTTCAATAGACATCAATGCACAAGACGGTGCTATTCCTGTTGATTTAAGAGAGTTTAGTGCACCAGATATAATTATCGAAAAGACCAAAAAAGAAAAATATGATCTTATTGTTAATATTGGAACTTCGGAACATGTAACGAGTCAACAAACATTTTGGTATACAGTCCATCAATTATCTAAAAAAGGAACATATCAAGTTCATTGTGTTCCTAAAGCAGAAAAACATCTAGACCACGCAAATGCAGGATCATGTTGGCATCCATATCCTGAATTTTTTCAAAAATTAGCTGAATTAAATAATTATAAGATTGATTATTTTGAAGTTACTCCTGCACAAGAACTTATGAATAAAAAAGAAAGACGCTGGGGAGATTTAATCTTCTGTCGATACATTGTATTAGAAGATAATAAAACTTTTACTTGGAACAAAGAGTTAGATTCTTTATTTTGGAAAAATACTAATTATAAAGAATCTGATTGGGTTTATAAGTTATAATGGTGCAAAGGCTTTATCATGTTGCCAGTCAAATATCATCTTATAACCAAAAGTTTCAATTAAAGAAATAACCCGTTTATCGGTCCATCCAAATTTATCTCCTGAATTATTAGTTTCAATAACTATAATCGGTCGATGTTTCTTAATAGTTTCGGTTGCTCCAATTAATGCCATAGCTTCATATCCCTCTATATCAAGATGAATCAAATCAGGTACAAGTTCTAAACTATCTATTGTAATAACCGGGATTTCACCTTTTACTTTAGGATTAATATGTAATGCCCCAAGGTTATCTCTTCCACCCTTTCCTGGCGGCGCAATGAGAGAAACGTTAGAAATTTTATCTCCTAAACAAACAGGTCTACAAATGATATTTTGTTCTGTGCAATTGAGTCGAAGACATTCTCTCCATTCGTCATCTGGTTCAAATGTATTAACTTCTTTAAAGTATTCAGAGTAAATCTTTGGATATAATCCTGCATTTCCTCCTGCTTGTATCACACAATTTCTTTTATTTTCTGGAATTAATTCAACTATTTCTCTTGGAATATTTGCTGAATGATATGCAAATCCATTAATCCAATGTGTGTGTTTATTAAAGAATCGCCAACACATGGAGTCATCGGATCTCCATGCCCAATTATCTCCAAAGATTTTACTATTTCTATATTCTACCATGTTGATTTCCTGTTATATTAAATTATATAGTCCGATTAGGTTCATTAAGGTATACCATGTCATAAGAGTGAATAACCAAGATGCTCCTCTTTTAAAAGTTGTATATTGGAGGCACAAACTTCCTACTAGATAGAAAGAAAAAACAAACAGCATATTAGGCATTGGAGACCCAACGGCCATAGCTAAAGAAGCTAACACACTGGTTACTGTACCAACAGTATCAACCCAAAATAATTTTTTTGATTGTCGGTATGAGTTAATCCAAAAATCAACAATTTCTTTTATTATATCCAATTTTTCCTCACTATGTCTAGGTCAATGTTATTATAGGGTTTTTCGTGTTTGCTTGTAAAAACATAAAACATTGGATCTTGATTATTTTGATCTCCTAAATGACTTCTCCAGTTAAAACAAGGATCTTCAATATCATTTAAAAAAACAGCTCTAGTTTCATCGTATATAAAACCTTGATCTCCGATTACAGGATTATTCTTTTTCCAGTACTTAGAGAAAATTTCTTCATAATTTTTATAACACTTATCCCATATATAAGAATAATCTCCATCCCAATACATTATAGAACTATTTGGAGTATTCTTGGGAGGTTCTAATAACATATGAAAATTCTTCTCATTAAATCCATTAAAGAAATTACTAAAATCTTTGCACAAGAGTACGTCTAAATCAAAATAAACAACCGGACCATTAAATAATCCTGGTCGAAATAATTCTACTTTAGACCACCATCCTTTCCAATCTGTTACTAATGGAATAGTTTCAACATCAGTATCAACATTTGACAAACAAACAAATCGAAAAGGATTTTTGTAATTTCTTTGTACTGCTCGGTATAGTTTATTAACCCATTCTTTATCATAAGGAACAGGTTGTTTCTTACGGAGATCTTCATCTATTCTTAATACACAAACAAATGTTATCATGGATCTGTCCTTGTATATGAGTTTATTGACTTACGTTTCTTAGGTAACCAGTATGTTGGATTTACTCTACAGAGACTTGAGTTTGTAACCAAAAGATTGCATGAGATAGAGTTTACATGTACGTCGGCTGGTAATACTCCGTATTCATATGTAAACTCTATCAAGTCTTTTGCACCAGCTGGTTTAATAATATAGGCATGTAATCCCTTTATTGAAGTATCATCAAATGTTTGCCAATTACGAGAAAAAGCAGGAGTTTCAACTATATTTTTCCTTATTCCTGCTATTAAAGGTTTATTCAAATGTTCTTCGTAATCTTCAGCAGTTCTACTATATGCATCTAAATTTAATACACCAAAAGAGTAATTTAATATAGAATCGGGAATATCTTTTATTACTAATGCATCATGTTCAAGTATAAGCATTGGTTCTTTTGTTTCAATAACTTCTTTCCATAGTTGAAAATGAGAAAGGAAACATCCTCTTACACCTAATGTATCTCGGCTTTTTTTAATATTGTAGAAGGGACGTAGTTGATATTTTTCATATTCTTTTATTACGTTTTCTTCCCCCCAGACCGCATGGTGTATCTCTGCGTCAATATTGTGTTCTTTACAAGAATCTATAGCGGCACGAGATAAGGTTTCGGATATTTCCTTTCCTATCATAGTTATAACTTTAGTCTTTATTTTAGACTGAAGCATCTTCCATTCCTGCTACTCTTAATCTAACAATGTTAGTTATTTGCCATTGTTTTTGATCAAGACCTTTCATTATTGCTAACCACTTATTTCTTAATAATGCAAATTCATTTATTAAATCTTCGTAAGTTATTACTTCGGATTCTCCATCAACATACTTTTCAACATCGCGACTACTTAAAGATCGTTGATAATGTTCAAGATACTTTTTAAACCATTTACTACGAATTTTTCGTAATTGTATTTCGAGATGTCTAAGTATTGCTTCTATTTCTTGTAATTGAGCAAATCTATACTCAATTATTCCAGGCATTTTTGCTGCGGATTTTTCTACAACTCCGTTCAACTGTACCTCTTTACGTGCTTCAATTAGCTCGTTTTCAAAGTAAGTGATAGCATTTGGTATTTCTGATAAATCATCAGAAACTTTGCTATACCACCCCATTAATAATCCTCTTCGTCTTCTCCGTCAAGATCAAGATAGTATCGGATGGCTTCATCTAATGAGCCATCCGAACCTAGTGCATTTGTAAGTGATTCTTCATCAACACCGTAATCAGCAAGCATATCAATATACTTTTCTGCTACTATCTCTATTTGCTTTTTATCAAGGTATTCTCTAAAAAGCATCCACGTGTCAATAATCCTGTTCTCTTCCATCCAGCTCTAACTCCTCGGCTTGGTTGTCTTCGCCGATTAATTCGGCTTCGCTCTCTTCGCTCTCTTCGCCGATATTTACCTTGCTGTTTGTTTTTTCTTCAAAATCTGACATAACTAGATCAAGCATTTTGCCATTCCAGTCTTTTCTATATGCTAAGTGTTCTTTACCAAAAGAATCAATATATTTTAATCGATTTCCTTGTTGGGTAATTAATCCCTTCTTCTCAAATAAATCAACTAACCCACTATAAGGATCCATTCCTGTAGAATACGGAATTTTTATTTGTACTGCTTCAAATGGCTTAGAGTATCTCGACTTAACTACCTTACAGGCCGCGCGTATTCCATGCACTTCAGATGTTTTCTTTCCGTCTTCGTCTTCTTTTAATTTTAGCTTCTTTATTGCTACTACAATAGAAGAAGCATAAATGAATCCTGCTCCTCCGGATATCTTATCATCCGGATCAAACATATCTTGTGAAGCATAGGTATGGTTAGTTGCTACCATACCTACATTGTGTGCTCCAAACATGTTTACACAGTTAGTAACCAGGGTCTTAAGTGCTTTTGCCTTACGACCCATATCACCTTTCATATCTCCTGCATCAAATTGATTAACTTCAGTTGGGGTCATTAACATACCAAGAGAGTCTACAACAAAGAGAACCTTTTGTCGTTCTTCTTCTGCTTGTTCTTTATAACCTTTCATAAACATTGATATTGTCTTAGCGACGTCGTCTATCATTGCCATGTTTAGTTTGAGCAATTTTTCTTCAGATGTGTCAACATCTAATGCTTTTAGCCAAGTTTCATCAAGTGCATTTTCTGTATCAATTAATACAACAAAAATATCTTGAGCTTGTGCTGCTTTGATAACATTACCTGCACAAATATATGATTTTCCCGAACCGGATTCTCCTGCAAATACACTAACCTTACCTAAAGGAATTCCTTTATTAAAATTACCACTTACAAGATAATTGAGTGCATAACTACCAGTTGATATCCAATCGGTTGGATCATGAAATCCAGCACTCATACCATTTATTGATTTTGTTAAGTCTTTTCGAAATTTAGTGGGATCGAAGCTCTTGTTCGCCATATTTTCTCCTTGATTGTTGAAAGTTGGGGCGACATTGCTGCCGCCCCGTTTTTATTAGCTTGCGTTTTGACGGCTACGGATCTTTGCTAAGATGTCCATAGCATTATCATCTGCTGCTGATTCGGTCTTTTGTGCAATTGGCTTGCCACCATCAAATGGTGGTTCATCGTCATTGTCAACCTTATTATCAACTACTGGTGCCTTTACTTCTGCTGGCTTGACATTAGTAGGAGAAGCCGAATCATTTTTATTCGGATCACCAGTTGTTGCTATCATGCCACTTGGACGGAAGTAATTGCTCCAACGATCTGGATCATATGGTTCTCCATCAACGCTCGATTCGAACATTTCAGAAATAACCTTTAATTCTACTTCGGTTGGCTTCTTTGGAATAAAATCACCAAGATTGTGAAGTCCGTGTGTTTCGACACTTTCTAATTCTGATGCCGAAAGCGGACGTTCACGACGACTCCATGACGAAGTTGAATAATCAGCAAAGCTTCCCTTACTGGTCTTTGTGATTTTAAAATCAAGTCCGTTAACGTAATCAGTTGGCATATGCTCTAAATCAGGATCAATTATTCCAGAATAGATAATTTGATAGATTTGAGGACCAATTATAACCCTACGTACTGGATTTTCTGGAGGAGTTTCGTCCTTTAATGCCGAGTCAATAACTAGACCCTGGAATATATATGAACGCTTTTTCCAATATTTACGTCCCATATCTTCCATGCTAGGATCCTTAAACCATCCTCTTACTTCAGAAAGTACAGGACAAGTTTCCTTGTACATTTCCATGCAAGGAACATTAACAGTAATTGGACGTGAATCCGATTGACCCTTAACACCTGCAAAAGGTAGTTTAATCATCAAACGTTCTTTCCAAAAGAAATCTGCTGACTTGTCACCGTCAGGTAGGAAACGGAAAACCGAAGTTTCACCTTCCTTCATATTCCAAAATGGAAAAATTGCGTTATCGACTGGTCCGGAACTTTTGACCTCTTGTTCCTTGAGTTTTGCTCTAATTTCTGCTAGTGTAGCCATAGTATTTGCCTCCTTATTTTAAATGCCTTCTATGTGCTTATAATTTTGCCTATAGTGCAACAATACTAATAATTGTATTATTACACAGAGTATTTATCTTGTCAAGTCGAAAAGCGGCTAAAAGTGGCCTATTTTAGATTAAAATTATTGAACAAATTAACGGAGTAAAGTAAGACCTGCAAGAGTTTTCATACGAGTTATATCCTCATATGGTCTTTGTTGTTCTTCGTCTGCAAGAGGCTCCATGTCAGAATCAACAGTTATTCCCGTGTGCTCTCTATAAATTTCCTGTATTCTTTCAATGAAATTTTTAGCAGGATTAATAAATTCGTTTCCATAATCTTTTTCAATTGCAGTAAGTACCGCAGTTTCGCCTTTAGGGAATCGTCCGTTGTCTCGATCAAATAATGAAAGAATATATTCAGGCAATGGTGTTTGAGGTTTTTCTTCCTCTTCTTCTCCATCCGGACATTCTTGTGCATTATTTGGATGATTTTTAATCAATTGATCTTTTATTTGATCTAAGTATTCGGTTGTAAAATATTCCATAATTCCATCATAAAATCCTTCTGCACCTACATTTTCGATTGCAGTATGTATTAAATCACTTGCTGCATCGCTCATATATCCTTTGATGTCATCAGGATCAGTTAAATCATCATAACGAGAATAATCATAATTTTGGATAAGATTTTTAATTTCATCCATGACTTCTTCTTGTGCTCGTTCTTCTCCAGGTTCAGGTGTTCCCTGCGAACGATCAAATGCTCCTTGATCAAAGTCGTCTGGATAATTTCCTATCTCATTCATTGTTTTTTCAAAACTATTCATGTAGATGTCATTTTCTGCAATACCAACATACTTTAAACGCACATTACCTGCTAAACGATTCTTTTTACGAAATAACTCTGCAGCTTGACTTATATTCATGTTTGGTTGTGTAAGGAATGATGTTTTTATATTCTTCTTTTTACCCTCATCATATGTTACATTCCATTCTTTTTGTCCGGCGCGTGTATATGAAGATGTTTTTGGTGAGTCTTCTCCAACTAAATCATCAGCATTTAATTCTTTTGGTCCAGATTCTCCTATCAACTTATAGATATATGGAAATACGTCTTTAAGTTCTTCGTTAAATTGTTCAATCGTAAGTTGCTTGATCCAATCTTGTTTTACATCTTCTGGTACTTCAGTTAATTCTGAACTTTCAAAAGTTTCAATTTCTTCTTTATAAAAGTTTTCTTTTTGTAGTTTATTGATACGATTCTTAACAGTTATAACTCGTTCTTTTACAACATCCATGTATTGTCCGAGTCCTTCTGCCATAACAGATGATCGACCCATGTATGTTTTAAACTTCTTGAGGTTGGCCAATTCTTCAGATAATCCAGTTATATGTTTACCAAATTCGTCATGTGGTACTCCGCCTTCTGATACATGTCTTGCCATTGCCCTTGCGCCAGATATGTGTTTAAACGGATATTTAAATCTTTCTCCGTTGTCGCTCTCAATAAAAATACCCTCTATGTGTTGAGTTCTACCGGCGGGTATATCATTATTGACGCGCTGGGTGTGCTGAAGTCTTAATCTAGCATTCCCAATATCTTGAAAACTTACCTTTGATGTTCCGTACATCTTTGATTCTGTCATTTTATCATCTCCTGGACTCGTAGCGAGATACGAGTAATCTCTCTTTTGTAAATTGTCACGCTCTATATCTCTTGTTTCAAAATTAAGAGCTCTCTTTCGAGCAAATTTTCTAAGTTCTTTAAGAAATCCATACCATTGTGATTTAGCTATTCCATTTTCTATTGCTATAGAATCACTATTAAAGAGTATAACTACTCCTTCTTCTTCACTTAAACTAACTGACACTTTGCCTTGCGAGTCTGAATTATTTTCGTAACTAAAATCAAAAAATCTTGCCTCTGAAGGTTCATTTGTTACTTGTCCTTCAGCGGTACCTATTGATACCGACGGAAATCTTCCTCGTATTTTGTTAAAAAGTTCTTCGCCTATTGTGTCTAAATCTCTCATATCGTATTTATCAACCCATTGTTATAAACATCGGCATTGGTCTTACATCGTAATAATCGTCGGGGTCGGCTTGAACAAATGTTTGATATACAGCAGGGTCCCAATCTTTCATTACGGTTAATACTCTTATTGTAAGAAGAATAGCAGATACTAAATCATCTGGTCGATCGTTCTTTCCTTTGTAGGTTGTAGAATGAGCAACAAAATCCTTTAATTGAGAAATAAGAGGTTTAGAATTAATTTTAAATTTATCGTTTTCGATTAGAGTTTTTAACTTAGCACAAGCTGAAATTTTAGTTCCGTGCGTGGTATTAAATCCTTTTCGAAATTTGCGTATATGTCCTTTTCTCATAGGTTCTGATACAAACAATCCAGGAATAGTTTCTTCACCAAAATCTTCAATAACAATAAGAGCAGCTTCTCCTATTGTATTGTTTTCAACACTCCAATAAATGTTAGACGAGGAGCCGCACATTTCTTCAAGATAATTACATATTTCTCTTAGTACTCGTATTTGTCCAGGAATAGCTGTAGAGTTATGTTTCCATTCTCCTATTTGTTCATATGTAGGAACTTCAAATACTTGTATAGCAGCATCGTTACCGCCGGTTCCCATAGAAGGATCAAGTGCAACAACATAACTAAATTTCTTATTTGGTTTTTTATACCAGCGTGTTTGTCCCATGTTAAGTAATGGTTCTCGCCCGGGCATGTTTGCTAATTTAATAGAAGATATAAGAGTTTCGTCAAATACAAGGAATTCACACCCATATTCACGCCGGAATCTTTCTTCACCTATACGACCTGTTTCTGCTTTTTTCCATTCCTCATCACGGTCCGGATGTTCGTTCCATGCAACAGTAAAAGAATGAAATCCATTTTCTCCCACTGTGCCTTCATTACCATATTCGTCAAATTTATTTTCTGCTTCTTTCCAGATAGTAGCAAAAGTATCTTCGTCTGAGTTTGGTGTAGATGTTATAATAGCACGTCCACCAGTTGCTAGAGTAGGTGATATAGAAGTCCAAAATTCTATAGCAATGTTAGGTGGAACAAACGCAAACTCGTCACAATTTTTAGTTGTAATATTATTAGCTATAAACTTATGGTTGTCTTCATCTACTTCAATTATATCATAAACTACCGACGACGGGTTTTCTGTAATTGATATAATTTTTTCATGGGTATTATTTGTTTCAATAATATCACCAACCAACAAATCGGCTACTTTTCTTCTTTCATTGTTAATAAAAAAATAATGCCCCAATGTTGCATTAATACTATTATTATCTGTAACAATATTGTATGTAATTTTTTCACCAGCACACGATACTCCTCGGAAATCTTTCCATCCTGTTGGAGTTAATATTTCATATTCATTGTTTTCAACAAACATATAATTTCCTTTACGATTAGGTCTTGCGTTGATTGCCAGATGTAATATGTTAAAAATTGTCTATTTTTAAATAACGAACGGGCTTTATTATAGTCATATGTTAATACTTCATCTGCAGATTTCTTCTTACCTCTAGGTGGTTTCCAATCCTTCCATTCTGATTCAGAAAGAGTTGGATCTGCATGCCAGGCCGTTGATTGATATTCTATTGCCATCTTAAATTTCGGAATAGTTAAATCCCAAAAATAATAATTTTCAGTCGCTGTATCTTTAATCCCATATTCGTTTTTATCAAAATAATATTTGATTTCGTTTTGATCTAACCAATCAATAATCGGTTTCAAAACTCTTTTAGAAAGTTTGCTAGCACCACCGGTGCCTGTTTTATTGTTTTTAATTAAGGTTTGTTTCTGTTTTTTGTGTGCATTTTGTTCGATGGTTAAACCGTTGGGCAATATTGTAGTTAATCTGGCATCAGCTTGCCGGCGGTAGCCATTCCTACCAAATTCATCAACATTTGCCATATGTGTTGCACGAGTTTTTTTACCTTTTTTATCATACCCACTTAGACCATCAGAATCTTTTTGCTTTAAGATTTTTCTCGCTTTGACTTGGCCAACTTCGTATTTAGACAAGCCAGTTTCTGCGTCAATCTTTTTAAGACCCATTTTAATATTTCGTTTTCTTGCTTCGCTAACACCTCTAATACCCGGATACAACCGGTCGTATTCTTCAACTGTCATTTCTAATACGTTGACGATATAAGATGATTTAATCATACTCAATCGTTGATTACTAACCGGACACACAATATAATCAATACGCTCTTTCATTTCAGATTGATATAGTTTTTGATTTCTTTTTTGATTACGTTCTATGAACTTTTTAATTTTTATTTGCATATTACAAGCTTTCTGTTAAACTAGGACCTTTGTGGCTCCTGTTAATCTTACGTATAGATCTTTTAGTGTAACAGTTTCTTCTATTTTTGTCAATTTATTTCGAATTTGGACCGTAGTAGTGTCGCCGTCCAAGCAATATAATAATGATATAGCCATACCACGACCGGTATTATTGGTTGTAGTTTGAGCGACAATTCTTGAACCATTTTCAAAAACAATACTTCCTTTATTATATTCTGTTTGTCCTGCACGTACATGATCAGGACACATTTCATAAGCATACCGTATTCGTTGCATAATTTCTAATGCACCGGTATATTTATGAGCCGCAATTAGAATAGTTTGATTAGGATTAAACATTGCATACCAAAGCAAATATCCTGCAGCACAGGTAGTTTTTCCTGTTTGTCGAGGTAACATATTAATATTAAATCGATATTTGTGATAACTATCTAATAATCTTGTTTGGTAAGAAAATGGGTCAAACAGCAATTCTCCTTTGACAGAATGCTGTATGTAGAAGAAGTTCCTTAAAAAATAATGATGTCCATCTTCTGGATCCATACACCTAACTAAATCATCAATTTGGTCTTGTGTATATTTTTCCTGTTGGTTTGCCTTCTTAACAAGAACTCCGTCTACATTTCTACTCATTTTATAGTCCTGCTAATTTCTTAAGATCCATCATTGATTTAGTACTAGAAGCAACTCTTTGATTGCCAACCTTGTGAGTAGCTAAAGCAATAATATCATTTACTTCTTTGCTTTCGGACATAGCTTTCTTATTGTTAATCTTACTATCACCTACTAATTTACCCTTAGTAACATTCTTCTGTTCAGGACCTGTAGTAGGTGAACTCTTACCAGCTTTGTGGGTTCCCTTTAATTGATCGCCTGGACGAGAAGTCTTTCCTGTTCCTGAAAACGCTTCTTTGGTCTTTTTGTCTGGACCCTTTGTGTCTCTTGTATTTTCTAAGTTTGGTTTCTTTGTTTCACCAAACTTCCTTACTTTACCTTGTCCGTCTTTTGTTAAATGTCCCGAATGGTTCTGTCCTGGCTTCTTACCTGAAGATCCAACTGCCTTTTTAGTTTTACCTTTTTTGAATTCTCCGGACTTTACCTTCTTTTCGATTTTGTCTTTTTCACCATCTTTGTAAGCGCCTTCTTTTACATTATGATGTGTCTTTCCACACTTTTCACATGGTGACTTACCGCAATTGCAATTGCATTTGGTTTCTTTTACAATCTTTTCGCTTAGAGCTGCATACAACTGATCGCGTATACTCTCTGTTCTTTTATTATCCATAACACTTAGATCCTCTAATTTCTTTGTTAATTCTTCACCAACAGACATTGGATTGTCTCCGTTGGCTGCAGGCGAATACATCTTACTCTTGGGTCCAGCACCGCCTGCTAGATCATGTTGCATGTAATCATTATCTTGATAATCTTCGTCTGGTGAATTATCCCATTCTTCAACATCTTCTGATTTTTCTTCTACTCTACCTTCATTTTCTAAGAAATGTAAAACTGAAACAGCATCTTGACCAGTTGCTTTTTCAACTAAAGCTGCCATCGATTGTGCTTCATCGTATGAGTATTTCTTTTTCTGCCAATCTTTGTCAACAACTTCGATACACGATTGCATTGATTCCCATCTATCCGAATCATCTTGCGCTGGATCTGTTTCCCGCTCATCAACTCCGTTGTCCATCATTGCTTCGTGTTCGTCTGCTGCACGATCCATTGCTTTTGCCATTCCATTAGGAGCATCAACATCAATAGGTGCGCCTAGTTCACCGGCGCCTATTCCAGTAACTGAAAGTGAAGGTTTTGGAGGACCGTCTGGCATTTCAGGTGGTTTTGACATCTCGGGTGGTGGAGCAACACCAGCATTCTTAAACATTGACATAAGTTGTTCAACTTCAGATGCGTTTTCTCCGGTTAATGATAGGTTAACTGAAGCTGTTTCAGTTAATTTATTCTTTTTATCAAGATTAAGATCAATTTCTTTTATCCTGTTATATACTTTATTAAAATCCATTTTAGCCTCCTATGACCGGCTTGTTATTTTGTTCTGGGGAAATATCTTTGCTTGATCCAACTGGAGTGTTTTCAATAGCGTTGCCCTCTGTTCGTTCTTGTCTTGCAACTTCAAGTTCTTTTAATAGATCCATTATTCGATGGGTACCTACTTTAGGTTGTGCATTAGGATCCGAATTTCCCATTTCTGTTTTTGTCAACAATGGCTCGTATACTCCGTCATTGTCCTTTACAGAATTTGCTATAAGCTCTTCGTAAGGTTCAGTTGGTGAAGTAACTAATATATGTGATTCGGTAACTCCTAATACATCTCCAATATATTTTCTTAATACCGCTGCTGTTGCAGGATATCTTACCTTTACATCATGAGTGTGTATTTCACAATTTTGTATTTGTGGGAAATGTAAAGGAGATTCTTGTATTGGAGACTTTGTTCCAGCCGAAACACTAATTAGGTCGTATTTCGTTAATGCCAATTTTAACTTATCCGTTATGCCTTCTCCCATTGGACCGGCTACTCTTATTTTAAAATTATATTCTTTTTCGCTTTCGGCGATGTAATCAAAGAAGGTTTTCATTCTATTCCCCTGTTGTTCTATTTATCAGCATTGCCGCGTAGTTGCTTCATCAAACTGTTACGATCAGTTATTACATAACCATCTCCGTTTACAACATCAGTTGTATTACCAGCGCGATCATTGTCTATTTTTTCTTTTTTAAGTTGAAGATCTACCATTTTTAATTTTTTATCAATCTTTGCAACCTTAGCATCTAAACTTGTTTTGAGCATGTTACCTGCTACTTCAAAGATACGACCTGCATATCGTCCTTCTACGTTCATACCAAGATCCATTAAATCTTCATAAGAATTAAGAGCACGCTGAGCAATGTCACCTAGTTCTTCGTCAGCTTTTTGATCTAATCCTCTTACGTGGGGAAGGGCAGCAGCGATCTTATCAAATTTTTCCATGTCTGTCATGGCTTTCTTTTGACGATCTCGTTCTTGTTTTTCTTGAGACTTCTTAATTGCTATCTTTTCATCTTCTTCTTTTTTAATGATTTCTTTTGAATCAGGAAGGTTCAAGATCTCTTCTAATTTTTTGGTCATTTGTACACCTTTCACACTGGCAAGAACAGCAGATTTCTTTTTGTCCTAGGCGATCACCTCGCCAATCTCTTACATCCTCTAATAGAAGTTCATTGCAATGAGATGATTGTCCGCAATTTTTACAATATATTTCCATACTGTATTTATCGTATCAAAATTGATAATTGAATTCTTTGATGTCTTTGATGTAGGTTTTCGCTATAAAATCAACGGTTTTAGGAGTATAATATTCTCGCCATGGTTTAAGTTTGATAGATTGTACTAAGGTTGGTAATTCGGTATAACAATTTAACCTATCCTGGACTAATCTAAAATCCGTTGAAAGAGTTTCTTGTTTCATTATATAATCACAATGAATTACATTTTGATATTGAGGTCCTTGTTTAGATTGAAATAACCAATTTTCAAAACCTAATTCAAGAAATTTTTGTGTTTCAATTAGATATTCTTTATTATGTTTCTTTTTATGTGAATTAAAATATCTTGGATTATTTAGGTTTTCCATTCTTTCTTGATTTTCAGTTAATTTAAATTCGTACCAACTTACGGCCCATCTCCAAGGATTTCTTACAGTTGAAAAGGTCCATCCTAAATCTCCAAATATTTCTTTAGACTGTTCAACATTTGCCCCCATTTGTCGTTTAGTAGTATTACAATTAAAGTTAGATTTAAGCCATGCAGTAATACTCGAACCGCCTGTTTTTGGATTATGAATAAAAGTGCAATGATAAGGTTCTTTTATTATAACTGCCATTTATCTTCTGCTATTTCCTTTTGTGCTTGCAAAGATGTCGTCTTCTGTTACTACTCGAAAGAATATTCCTCTTTGTTTACACCATGCTTTTGCTGCTTCCCACTTAGCCTGATTCACCAACCACGCAGCCTGATTATGTTTGCTTTTTCCTAAATTTTCTTTTAACGATTGATTCTTTGGTTTTACTTCCATCAATTCAACATGTTTTTTGCTATTCTTGTCAACATAAGAAACAAGAAAATCAGGTACATAAATTGTCTGTTTTCCGCTTAGTGGGTTTCGATAAGGTATTCTTACTGACTCACTTGCCCATTGTTCTACATTAGGATGTTCGTCACAGAATTTCATAAATGTAAATTCCCAACCGGATCGGTAAGTAGGAACCGATTTACCTATATATTTTTCTGGATTTTTAAGATTATATTTACCCGATGCGTATCTTGACATTAGACAATTATATTTCTGGATTCATTCCATTGTGTTTCGTCTTGTACTCGATAACCAAGTGTACTTGACTTTGGTCTATTGTAATTTAAAATCTCTGCTACTAATGAATTTAATTGTACTTGATTTAGTCCGGTTAGTGTATCAAGTAATTTAAAAACTTTAATATCATCTAACTTTGCCTGTTGTAATAATACGGCGGATACAGACCTTGCTGCTTCTTCTTCAAAGCCTCTTTTACGAAAAAATCCAAAAACTGCATCAATTTCATTAGCTGGATATGTTAATTTCTTAACAAAATAACGATCATAAAATTCCTTTACTTCTGATGCGCTATCTCTATTTTGTTCGTTTATTCCTGAACTTGTCATGTTATCTTCCGTTATTAAATCTTGCTTGTTCTATCCTTGCTCTATAAGCAGGATCAGTCGGATTGCTATTTCCACCAGTTGCAGTTGTAATTGAATTTTTACCACCATTACCTAATGATTTTGGAAACACAGTATTACTTATTGATCCGAGCAATGCAGGAGCGGCTGCTGTGGCAACAGTTCCTAACAAATTTAAACCTTCTTCTCTTAATCCACCTGATGTAAGTTTCTTTGCATTATTGAATGTATTAACACCTTTTAGTATGCTTCCTATTCCAAAATTACCAGAAGAAATGTCATCAAGAATAGACCCTACACCATCGGCAACACCGCCGGCGCCGAGAATAGTGCTTGTGCCTCCTCCTGCAACTCGTAACGGTGACGGAGTCAAATCATAATGTGTAGTAGCAAATCCTGCTGGATCTCCTTGTTTTACATTACCTCTTAAATAGAACACAGATTCATACGCAACCGTCATTTGATTAGCAGTAGGACTACTATCTGAATTATCTAACGAATCATGTCCCCATTGAGTAATAAGCGGATTAACTAATGAAAATCCTGTATAGGTTTGTCTTGCTAATTGATATATTGTAATACGGTGAAAGAATGGTCTTCTCGATCCATTGTCTAATCCATATTTTTTTCTGTTTATTTCTGATCCTTTATATGAAGATCTAGGATCAAAGGATGAAGTAGTTCTCTCATCTACATAATTTCCATCTTTATAATAATAACGATAGTATGCTTCCATTAATGCGGTAGTAACACCAAAATTATCATCATGTAGTGTTATTTGCACCGGATCATATGTTATAGACGTTTGAAAGTTCTTTTTTCGATTGTATTGATTTCTCATCTCACTTTGTGCTTGAAATTTTGGTAAATCCACTGCTTTAACCAGCATATTAATTTCTTCTCTGTGTTTATTACTGAGAACAGGATTAAGTGCCAGTGCTTGAGGAGATAGTTCAAATACTACCTGATAAAGAAATTTACTTTTAGGTGCTAACCTAAAACTGTTTGCATTGTATAGATACGACGAATGTTTAAAATCCCCAAGATTACCTTTAGGATTAAGTGTACCTGATACTAAATTATCGAGAAAGCCGTTTATTAAACTCATATTGTATTTATCGTCAAAAAAAGAGGGAACCTAAGTTCCCTCTTGATCTACTTATCTTTAAGCATTAGCCTGTTGAAAGACCACCACCTGTAATAAGTGTATTGACAGTACGTCCAACATTTGTACCAATACCAGTTCCTTGTGGTGTCTGTACTGCATTATCATAACGAATAGACAATGTAATCAATACTGGTTCATTTGAATTATATGCTAATGAATTCCAGTTAGTATTCTGTACTAAACAACCGTAAAGTTCCCATGTTTCAAGTACTGTTGGTTGGAATTGCCCATTACCTCCATCAAGCATTTCAATCCTTGTGGTAAACTTATAGTCGATACCGGATGCTGCGCTTGCTTGTTCTTGGAAGTCGAATTGTTTCTGATTTTGCTCGCCTACGAGCTTTTGTACGTTTCCCCCGACGTCGTCGCGCAAGTTTAAAGTAATTGGTTCCCAAGTATGCTTACCAACCAAATAACTACGTGAGTTATAAACGTCGATCGTAATTTCTTCAAACGACAAGTTTGGTCGAGTTACATCCGCAACTTGCTTAGTAAGTTCAGTTCTTGGTGTTGTTACTCCAAAGTTTTCCAGTGTTACCCTAAAGCGATACTGAAGCTTTGGCATCAGCTGTCCCTGAGCGACCGCTGATTGGTCGCTCGCTAATGGAACAGTGATCTTTGATAGTGATGAGATTGACATTTATTCTCTCCTTATTGCTACTATTTATCTTAACCTAGACCAGCTATTTCGCCAGTATTCTTCAATCTCAATGGAATATAGATGAATTCAACTGCTTTGACTGGTTCTATAGCAATATCTAAATATAGCTCATTCCTGTCAATTCTAGATGGCGTATTGTTAGTTTCGTCACATACGACCAAGTAATCATAAACTCCTCTTAGTCCAACTAATTCAAGTAGCAACGATTCTGCTGCCTGCTTAATTTCGTCACGTGTGATTTTATCATTTGGTTCAAACAAGTATGGCTTAGAAAGTGTTGTAAGCTGTCTACGTAGGTAAACTACCAGTCTTGCAACATTAATTCTATCAAGTGATGAAGAACCACGTGCTCTTGTCTTTTGCCCGTAAGCAACAAGTCCAGCGCCTGTTATGAATGTAATTGGATTCACATCTACTGAGTAAAGTGTGTCTCTTTGACCTTCGTTTAGAGCCACTGCTACAAATTCTCCTTCGTTATTTACATAACCGGTTGAAGTTGCATTAGTGATGCCGCCACGTCTGGTTCCTGCCGGAGCAAACCAAGGATAAGCAATTTGGTCGTTCAGTGCAATTGTGCGTAGCATCATGTGGCTTGGTGGTACAACTACGTTGTTACCAAAGTTATCACTAGTAAAGCCCCAAGGGTAATAAACGCCCATGTACTCGTCTCTTGACACCAATCCGTCGTCGTTGTCTTCTACAACAGTATTAACGTTAGTACCCCAATTATTAAGTGAAGTAGCATCAGGTGTGAGCCTTGCAGGCGAGTCTGCTACGACAAATGCCGTTAGTCCACGATCAAAGTTTAGAGTGATCATTTCGCCGATCAATTCTGGATATCCTGGGCATGCCATTAAGTTGAATAATCTTGATTCGTCGTCTCTGATATCTTGATTGCTGTTAACCAATGCCTGTAATGCCTGTACAACAACCTTACGTTGTGCCTTACGGCCAAAAGATCCACTACCGTCTATGTCATTTGCTGATTCTGTAACCCAACGATGTGGATAATAACCATCCATGCTTTCGTCGTTATTAAATCTTATATTGTCGTCATTTACATCAATATAATTGCGCTCAAAACGCTTTACATTGAATCCTGAACGACGCAAATTCCAAAGTAACATTCCTCTTGGATACAATGCAGGATCTGGTGCATCAAAGTCTAAAAAGTTGCTTATTAACAACTCATCAATATCTCCTGCAACATTACTGTTTGCTCCGGAAGTATTATAACGAGCGTCGTCAAACAATATACCGTCTTCAGTTGTTTGATCTGTTTTATCAACTAGGTTCCACTGAAGTAGAGCACCGTCATACTTATAAATTGTAGGATAATTTTCAATATCTGCTGTATCAATCCAAAGATCACCATTTACTAATGAAGTACCATCACTTTGTGTTGTAGGTTCGGTTGCAGCAACAATTGGTCCTGCTGGATCTGTTTGTGCCGTATCGTCTACATCATAAAATGGACTGGTTGAATCAAGGTATCCAACCCATGTGTTTCCATTATGTACCATTATATCAACTTCATCAACAACTGATGAGTACCAAAGACGTCCGTCAGTTGTAAGTGCAGTTGGAGCATCTTCGCTTGCAGTATATGAAAGGACTTGCCAATTTGTTGCTAAGAAATCTGACGAAGCTGAATCTCCAGCTGGAGCAGTATAAAGATTTACTGTACCGTTATTTGCATCAACATATGCACTGAATCCCATCTCTAAAAGTGTTCCAATTGTATCATTTAGACGGAATTCACCACCTAACTTATGTTGAATTACAACCCTATTACTTGCGTCAACGCTTGCTACGATGTTAACCAATCCAGCTGAGTTGATAGCACCTGCTATTACGTCAGCATCGCTTGATGCACCAGTTGCCGTTCCTGTTACAGTAACATCTGCTGCTAATGAAGCACTTCCAATTACTGATTCAAAAATATCAAAGCTAAATGCACCTGCTGAAATATTGCTTGTGATTGCCCTTGAAGTTATCGTTGTGCGACCTGATGCCCTACGACGGTATATCTTAAAATCTGCAAGAACTGGTTCGTCTTCTGCATCATTATACTTAACATAAAGATCACCAACTGCAAGATTTAATCCGCCGCCGGCTGGATCCAAATTAGAAATAGCAGTTTGGTTATCTGCATAAAGCGGAGCTTCTACATTATCAAAAAGTAATGTATCTCCGTTATATACCTTAACTCTCCATCTTGCTCCTGCATTTGGTTGTGTAGTCTTAACCCAAATAGAACCTGTTGGACGAGAATTTGTATCTGTTAGTTTATATTGTGGTACATTGGTGTGTCTGCTAATTTGAATCTTTGGAGCATAAAATACACCAGCTGTTAATCCTGCCGCTGCTAGGGAACCAGTTCCCTCAGCAAGTGTTAGGTCAATACCATTTGTATAAATTTCAAGTGAACCATCAACTGCTGCTGCTGTAACACCAGATATCAAAGCACTGTTTATATCATTAGCAAGAACAGTTACGGTTGTGCCACTTGCTGTAACGGTTGATCCATTAATTACAACAGTTTCACCGTTTGTTATAGTTGGGTTGCTTGCAGTACCACGTACTGTTGGCCAGCTTGCTGCCCAATCACTTGTTCCAACTTCTACCCATGTACCTGTTGAATTTTTATAAAATAATTTGTTAAGAGTGGTAGTTGCAACTAGAGCATAATCTCCAATTGCGCCAACTGAAGTCTTTGGAACTCCGCTGCTAACTCTTGTAGTATCGGTTATAACTAGAACATCCTGTACGGAGAAACTTTGTCCACCTGTTGTAGTCTTAGGATTACCGTTCCATTCAAAAACACCAAAACTAGTATTCTGTGTGTCAAACCAATATGTTCCATTTGTAGGAGGTCCTGCTGGTTCGTTTGCAGTTCCTTCAATTTCACTTAAATCAATATCTGCACGAACTGCCCACGCTCTATTAGAAACACCAAGTATTGAATAAAGTGCTTGCAATCCATATTCATTCTGTTCACCTGCATGAATTGGATTATTGTTAGTGTCGGTCTTAAATATTGCATCCCCAAACGTTTCGGAAGCATCACGCTGTGATGTAAGCAAATAAGGTACTCCGGCATTCGCTTTAAGCGTGCCTGATGCAGTTCCGGTTCCTGCTGGATTTGATTTATCTTGTGCTGTTGCAATGAAAACCATTGGAACAGTGCCCGGTTCCGCTGGAGTGTAAAAACTATCGTTAATTACGCTTACTTCTACACCTGGTGATACTAATGCCATCTTTTGTTCTCCTTCGACTATATAAGAATGTCGTCTGTCTCATCTATATTTAGTTGATGGGAAGAAAAAATAACTCTTATATCATGTGATAAAGGGGCACTAAAGGTTTAGTTTGATTAAATAAGTTATGAGACCACTTTGTATATGCGGAATGCGTGCTGCCGCAGTTAATTATAAAAAAGAAGGACGAACATTTTATAGAAAGAAATGCGAGATTTGCCTCAAACACGGAGGAACAGGTCACGGGATCCCAAGATGGAAACAGAAGGGATACGTTAAAAAATCAGAATGCGAAAAGTGTGGATTTAAAAGTAAACACTCGGAACAGTTTAATGTTTTTCATATAGATGGAAATCTTGACAACTGTCGATTAACAAACTTAAAAACGGTTTGTGCAAATTGCCAAAGAATTTTACATCTAAAAGATGCTAAAACATGGAAGCAAGGCGACCTAAGGCCAGATTTTTAACTCTACCATATAAATGATCTAAATTCGTTTCGAGTTGAGCTATATCTCGATTATTGTCAATTATAAAATCTGCCATCCAAGGTTCTATGCTAATAATAGATGAATCTTCCGGAGGAAGATGTTCTGACCGGTCAACCCAAACACAATAGTCAAAAACACCCTGTAGTTTCATTGAATTAAGTTCGCGCTTACTTCTACACCCACAATAGATATTATATTCAGAAAATATAGATTTACCAAGAGCGGCGGCATCCTCTTCACAAAAATCTGAAATTAATTTAAACCATTCTGCTCGACGATTGTGTCTATCAATATAACAATCTTCTTCTGTTTTATAACCATATTTGTCTTTTAATTGATCAAATATAAAAAGTTTTGAACAAAACTTTGAACTACTTTCAAAAGTAAATCCGTATTTGTCTCTTAATATTTCACAAGCAGTATCTTTGCCATGTCGTCCGTGACCTACTATCATTAATTTTGGGGTTTGACTCATATGTTCTCCTAGTGTTAAGTAGAATATAACATATTTTTAGATAAATGTCAACCTATTATACGATCGGGAATCATCATTGTTAATAATTTTAATAAGTATATCTTTCATACACCTATTTATTCTTAACCAACAAGGAATCTAGCCGATGGTGAAGGAATACCCCACTCCGCCGGCTTCTTGATTTTGTAGTGCTAGGTCGAGTTTTTCCATTTCGGCTTGTGCTTCTGCTTTTAAAGAATCGCCATTTAGTGAAGAACCACCTTGAGGTCCTGCTATGGTTGCAAATTTAGAACGTGCTTCGCCTAACATATATTTACATGATGCAAGGGTATAATCCTTTATCCATTGCTGAGAAAGATAATCTGCTAACAAAATGCTATCCGGTCTATAATTATAAGCATAAAGCATCACTTCTTCTTTACCGCGAGGGCGTTGAAAGATTGTTAACTTGCGAGTAGGCATGTCCCATTTGTATGTTATAAATCCACCAAACATACGTCCAACTAGTTCTTGATACTGAGCAAAGAAGTCGTAAGTTGCTAATCCGCCCATATTTGAACTTGAAAGTAAGTATGTATTAGTATAAGCAAGGTTGAATGGTTCAAAAACTGTTCCACTTCCATCACCACCGCCGGATCTTGATCCAACTGACCTACGAAATATTTTTCGTACTTCTATTACTTCTTTTGGAAGAGTATACTCGTTTTGGTCTTTTACTAATTCAAGAAAGATGTAACTTTCTTCAACAGAATTATCCGAACGTTGTCTGTATTTACTAAGTGCTTTTGACAAAGCAACTTCATAATGTATTGGATCAAGTTCTACATCAACCATACCTCCACCTAAGAAAGCATTAACGTAATCAAATATTTCTTGTTTTTCAGTAGCAGTTGCCATAGTATTCCTCCATTCATATTTAGCTAAATATGAATAGTAATTAGGAGAAAGATCATTCCACGTCTTAGCTTATATAAACCGGAACGCGGTAAAGATTATCAATTCTTTGATAAAACAATTGAAGAAATGTTTATTGTCGGCGGTACTGATGTATTTGTTCATAAGTATCTTGGACCAAAAAATCCATCTGACGAAGACGCAACAGCAGATCAACCACAGTATGATAGTGTTAATGTCACTAACATACAGGATCTATTGTTTCTTGAGAATCGAGATAGAGATTACGAAGAGGACATTTATACCATTCGTGGAATTTATAATGTACAAGATTTAGATTTTGACCTATCTCAATTTGGATTATTTCTCAGCAACGACGTATTGTTTATGACAATTCACATTAATAGATCTGTCAAGACGTTGGGAAGAAAAATAATAATAGGTGACGTAGTTGAGCTTCCTCATTTAATTGACGATTACGGATTAAATGACTTAGCTTATTCACTTAAAAGATTTTATGTAGTTGAGGATGTTACTAGAGCAGCTGAAGGATTTTCTCACACATGGTATCCACACCTTTATAGACTAAAACTAAAACAAATTTACGACGGTACTGAGTTTGCAGACATATTTGATAGACCGGCTGGCGAAAATGATGATACTACGTTGCGTGATGTAATGTCAATGTGTGCAAAAGAAATGGAAATTAATGCAGGAATTTTGGCTCAAGCCGAAGCCGATGCTAAAAAATCAGGATATGAAACTAATCATTACTACACTCTTGATTTAGACGAGAATGGAAAAGCAGTTATCAATACAGCAGACGAAACAGATAGTTTTGTATCTGACGGAACGGTTGATCAAGTATATGGTAATCCTGACCGGTTGGGTTACAAAGGTTATCTAATTGGTTTAGATGAAGCACCAAACGGAGCACCATTTGGTTCTGGTATCTCCTTTCCTACTAATAGCGCACCTGGTTCTTATTATTTAAGAACAGATTTTATGCCAAAAAGATTATTTAAGTACGACGGAACTCGTTGGGTTAATGTGGTAAGTGACGTAAGAGAAACACTTTCAAATACAGACACTCGTAAAACACAACTTGGAACGTTCATTAACAATACTAATACTAGTGAAATTGGCGGCGAAACTATACAGGAACGTCAAAGTATCACCAAAGCACTACGTCCGCGCGCAGATAACGTATAAGGAGAGATACAATTTCACAATTTTTTTATGATGGCCAGATTAGAAACTATCTAATTCAATTAATACGCATGTTGAGCAATTTTAAATATAAGGATGCAGGCGGCGAACATGAAATTCCTATTCTTTACGGAGACATGACACGTCAAGTAGCTAGTATATTACGAGAAAATTCAGAAAACAAAGTTCCTTGTGCACCTCGGATGGGTATTTTTATCACGGCACTTGAGCAAGATCGAGAAAATACAAGAGATCATTCGTTTGTTGGAAAGGTAAACATAAGAGAGCGTGCTTATGATTCTGACAATAATGAATATCTTAACTATCAAGGAAAGAATTATACAGTTGAAAGGTTAATGCCAACTCCTTACAAGATGACAGTGCAAGTTGACCTTTGGACTACTAATACTGATCAAAAATTGCAGATACTTGAACAAATATTAATGATATTTCGTCCTCAAGTTGAAATACAAACAACAGATAACTATGTAGACTGGACTTCTCTCACTACGGTTAACCTTGATAGTATTAATTGGTCTAGTAGATCCGTTCCTCAAGGTATTGATGCAGAGATTGATGTAGCTTCATTAATTTTCTCTACACCAATTTGGATTAATCCGCCAGTTAAAGTTAAACGTCTTGGTGTTATTACCAATATTATTAATTCTATACATGACGAGCGCAAGGGAACAATTGAATTAGGTCTGTCAAGGCCGGAAGTTTCTGCTTATAGTGATACTGCAAGAGCAGGATCAACCGATGTAAATGGTATTAGAACTGCAACCACTAGCGAAACCGATCAATTAGTTAATACCAATCATGAAAATTTTGATATAGTTATTAGTGGTAATACAATACAACTTGGTCAAAATGGATTGTTAAGTAATGTTAGTTGGCAAAGAGTTACTGAACCTCATCCAGGACAGTATCAAGAAGATATATCAAGAATTTATATTGTTCGTAAATTAAATACCTATATAGAAATGACGGGAACCTTTACTATTAATCCGCTGGACGAAAGTAAAATAATAGTTAATTGGGATACTGATACCTTTCCAGACGATACAAGCATATCTGGTCCTGCCCGCAGTACCAATGCGTTTACTTCAATTGATTATATAATTGATCCTTTAAGAACTAATCCAACTTCTCTCAAAACACCAGGTCTGCGTATCTTATTATTAGAAGATATAGGTAGTAGTGAAAATTCTTCCGGACCTACAGCATGGAAGAACTTAAATAATTCAGACTTTATAGCAAATGCAAATGATATAATTGAATGGACTGGATCTAATTGGGTTATAGTGTTTGATGCAAGTGAAAATACAGATGGATCTCTCACTTATACAACAAATCTAAATACAGGAATACAATATCGATGGGATGGTGAAGATTGGTTGTTGTCTGTCGACGGTGTTTACCCTGTAGGTACCTGGCGTCTTGAATTAAACGGTTAATTACATTCAGTTAACCTTTAATTAGTTCTCGGTTTCTGCTAACTATTTGTATGACGCAGAAAATTACCGCAACAGGATCCTTGTTTTATAGTTTTGAAACAAAAAGATTTCTTTTACTGCATAGAACAGACAATAAACCCTGTTGGGGACTTGTCGGAGGTAAAACCGAAGAAGGAGAAACTCCTTGGCAAGGTTTGCAGAGAGAAATTCAAGAAGAAATTAGATTTGATGATAAAATTATCAAAACAATTCCTTTAGAAACTTTTGTTAGCAACGATGATAAGTTTCATTTTCATACTTATTTGTGCATAGTAAAGAACGAATTTGTTCCTATATTAAATGATGAACATGATGGATGGGCATGGGTTTCGTACAATCAATGGCCAAAACCATTACATGTAGGTTTAACAAACACATTAAGAAGTAGAGTTAGTCGTACTAAATTAGAAACAGTCTTAACTCTAATAGACGAATTATTGGAAATTTAATGAGCAAACAAGAAGGTTATATAAAAAAAGGTTGGGGATATGAACTAATATGGGCGTCTACTGACAACTATTGTGGTAAGATATTAGTTTTCTTAAAAGAAGGAAACAAAACTTCCATGCATTTTCATAAAAAGAAACACAAAACTTGGTTTATAAACTCAGGTAATTTTACACTAAAGTGGATCGACACTGAACAAGGAGTAGTTTATGAAAAAATACTTGAAGAAGGTAATACTTTTGTTATGAATCCATTAACTCCGCATCAACTTATTGCTTTGTCAGACAATGCTTCTATAACAGAAGCAAGTACAACTAATGAATTTGATGATACTTTTAGGATTGTACCAGGAGATTCACAAATTGGCAGCTGATGTACTCGAAACTAGTTCGTTTCAAAACTTCTCAAGATCTAAATGTGTAATTGGTATTGACAGAGACGGTACTATTAATATTGATAAAGGTACTTATGTTTGGAAACCTGAAGATTTTAATCCTATCCCCGGTAGCTTAGAAGCTATAGCAAAATTAAGAATGATCGGTCACGGCATTGCTATTATAACGAATCAAAGTGGAATAGATAAAGGACTTTATACACCTCAAGACGTTGATAACACGCATGATTACATGCTAAAATTGCTTGGTGAAGAAGGATGTCCAAGTATAGATGCTATCTATTATGCTGCTGGTTCACAAAAACAAGATCCATTTGTTAAACCTAATATTGGTATGTTTAAAAGATGTGAGAAAGAACATCCATACCTTAACTTTAAACAGGGATATTATGTAGGTGATAAAATAAGTGACTTGAAAGCTGCTTTAAAAGCAGGAGCCATTCCTGTTTTAGTTCGCACTGGCTACGGTAATGAAACCGAAGAGCTATTAAACAGATTTACCTATAAGAGCATAGCAAAAAAGACCATGGTCTTTGATGACTTATGGTCTTTCTCATTATATTTAGAACAAATAGCTTAATCTTCGTTCTTGACTGTTAGTAATAACTTGTATTCTGGAAGATATATGTATTCAATTTTACTATTTTCCAATGTACGCAATGCATCATCTAATGTTTCAACAAGTGGTTCTCCACCAAGGTTAAAACTAGTATTAAAGATTACTGGTACTCCGGTTTGTTTATAGAATTCGCTTATAACATCATAATAAAATTGATTGTCAATTTCTTTAACTGTTTGTATGCGACAAGTTCCGTCAACGTGAATAATACTTGGTATTTTTTCTTCAACACCATCTTTACAATTAACTGCATACATCATTGTAGGAGATTCATCCATTCCTCGAAGATCAAACCATTCATGAACATGTTCTGCTAGTATAGACCCAGCAAATGGTCTAAAATATTCACGATTCTTTATTTGATTTACAAAGTCTTTTCCGTCTTTAAATGTTGGATCAAACATTAATGATCTATTACCTAATGCTCTAGGACCGTTTTCAGATCTACCTTGCCATATTGCTACTATATTCTTTTCTCTCATTAAGTTAACTACTGATTCAACATTGGTTTTTTCTACGGTAGCATTGTATTTGTTGGCAAATTTGTCTATATCATTTCTGTCATGATCGTATTTTGGTCCAAAATAAACATTATTAACCCTAGGGTTTATAGTTTCGTCTTGGCTTTGTATCCTATACCAAAGCAATGCTACACCAAGTGCTGTTCCTCCATCATTTGACATTGGTTCAACATATAATTCGATGCCTTCTTCGTTTAATCTATCAAGATAGTAGTAATTGGCTACACAGTTTAATCCATATCCTCCACTTAATACAACTCTTTTCTTTCCGGTTAGCTTAGAAGCAGTTAATATCAAGTCTAATACTTTTTCTTGTGTTTCTTTCTGTACTTTATATGCCATATCTCTACGGTTTTGTAATAAAGTCATATCTTTACCTTCAATTGGCCAAGGGTCTAATCCGTCGTATTGAAATACATTAAGAGTTGCTCCTTGAGGATAAGTTGGAATGAAGAGATTCTTATTACTCAATTTAAACTTATCGTCTTTATTAAAGATATTTGGTAGATTGTTATTTTCTTTTCCGTAAGGAAACAATCCCATTGTCTTCCCAGCTTCAATTCCAAAAAATCCGCAATATTCAGTAACAGCTTCATAAGTTTTTACAATGCCTGCACTCTGAGATACCATTTCCATATGTGTACCTTCTTCATTTAGTCTTTTACTAGAAGCAGTAAAGTCATAATGTGTAGGAACAGGATCTCTAGTTCCAAGATTCTTAAATATTGTTTTAAAATAAGCAGGATAAGCACAGTCAAATATTGATTCTATTTCCCATGCTGTAAAATTAACTTTTCCTGCTGTTCCGGACATATTTGAACCGGCGCCGTCTACAACAACCGAAACTGCATCTTCAAATCCACTGTGATAGAATGACAATGCTGCATGTATTTTATGATGATGCGCAGATAAATCAATTACTTGAGGATGTCCGTCCATATTCCCAATGTCTTCAATTAGTCCTAATTTTCTAGCAAGACCGGTATATACGAAGTCTCCCATAAAATCAATACGAGCACAAGTTTCTTCTAAACTCTGTGTATGCGATATAACCATAAAATCAATTTTATCAGTGTATTCCTTTACTTTTACTATAGCAGCAAGTGGACCACCATCATATTTTGCACGAGACAATCTTTCTTCTTCAATTGAAAACACAATTTCTCCGTCTTTTAATAGACATGCACCAGAGTTGTGTCCCCTTGATATTCCTAAAATATATCCTGTTGTCATTTTTATCCTTTTGATTTCTTAGTTGTAAAGAATGGTTGATTTACCGGTAATGTTGAAACATTTTTAGGTACACCTAATTTATCTCTAATACTTTTTAATATTTTTTTATGACTATCCTCGGATAAAATCATATTATTTTCATTATTTCTTTCAGCGATTGGATCAAATGTAATTCTATATGGACTATAGGACCTCATTTCTTTACCATTATCAATTATTGTAAACTCTTTGTTAAAAGGATAAGAAATATTATCAGGATAAGTTGATCCAATTACTACCGTAGCCGGTTTACCAAGAGCATGTGCATAATGCTGTCCTACACTGTCACATCCTAGAAAATAATCAGCAGCTTTGATAATACCCATCCACTGTAATAGGTTTGTATTTTCGGGTATTGCTGCTTGTATTTGTCGATCTGTTGGTATTTTTTGATTTGACATCATTATTATACCGTAATCTTTTGATAGTTCATCAATTATTTGAAATACGTCTTTTAATTCAAAACTACGACCGCTTGTGTCCCAAATGAAATTTCCTTCCATTTTAATACCACTACCAAATGGTTGAAAAACTATAACTTTGTCTTTCTTAAATTGCATCTTAATTTGATTTATTAGATTATAACCATAAATTTGATCATTCTTTCCAAGATCTAAATTTATCTTTTTACTTTCTACAGTTTCATCTACGCCATTAATTAACATATCAAATGCTTGTATTAAATTAACTCTTTGATTAAAATAAGCATTTAAACGATAAGGTTCTGGAGAGATTAATTCTCGATCTTTTAAAAGATCAAATAATTTTATATGATTAACTGGATAGACATTATTTCTTAATGAAGTTGATAAGAATAATTCCGGCCAACCTTCGGAGACAATAATAACATCATTGTCTACATTTTGTTTGTAATATTCAAGTGCTGGAACAGCACACAAAACTCTTCCAGCACCACCGTTTATAAAGAACGCTTTTTTCATATAATTTCCTATTAATTAGTATCATTATATATCGTACTAATCTTTAATAAAAGAAATTATTGATTAACATTCCCAACTTACACAAACCATTCCCATACGTCCCGAATCTCCGGTATAAGTTGAAGCATTATTTCCGCTAGTTACAGTTGCCCCGTATCCTCCGGCACCAGGTATTTGCATTATTCCTTGGTTTGCTCTGTAGCAACATCCACCACAAGTGCTCCCACACCATGGTAATGTACAAGCGCAATTTTCGTATCCAAAAACAGGACCTGTTTTACTACAACCACAAAAATTATCAAACATTACATAAGACGGATAAATTCCATTTAATCCGTAACAAACAGGATTTCTTGCAGGATCACAGCAATTCATGTACCAGCTGCTTCTACTAAAGGCATGACAAACAATACCACGATCGGTAGCATTATCCCAACAAAAGTTCCAACCCGAACAAGATTGTGCACCACATCCATCAAATGTAGGTAATTGGTTGGCACCACTAGTTGCAGTTATATCTTCAGCCCAATATTGAATACAACTAACTCCACTCTCTGCACACATACACAACCCAGGACCCATAACCCAAGATGGGCTACCACAAATTCCTGGAGTAGTTTGAGAAGCGAAACAACAATATGCACATCCTCCACATAGATCATAAATATCTCCCGGAGTTACATCCATAGTTACTACCATATAGGCGCCGGTTACTCCCATTGTTGAACCGCCACAACAACAGGTACTGCTAGTTCCTGATCCAGGGCCCCATATTTGAAATTGAGCTCTGCTTACGCCAGCAGGAACTGTCCATGCACAATAAGCATTACATCTTTTTTCAGTGGTTGTATCACAAACTTTAAAACCGTTAGATTGATTAACTTCGACAAGTGGTGTTAAAATTTCTTGCCATTGTTCAGATATTAGAGGATTAATGACAGTATTAGAACTATTAGCAACTCGATGCGGATACCCAAGTTGTTCATCTGGAGTAAAATAAAAACTTTCTGTTATACCACTACTGATACATAATTCAAGTAATTCTGTGTTTAATTTTTGATTTTCTTTTATTGCTGCATAAAGAATTATATCGCTCATGTTAGATCCTCAATTTCAACTAAATTTTGAAAAGTTGTAACAAGTATATAAGGAATTCTTGGTATTTCTTTTTCGTCGAGTGTTACATATTTCCACGGACGAGCTTTTTCCAATAATTTTAAATAATCTTCTAATCTTTTTATAGTTTCATCTATCTTAAGTTGAATTTCTTCATCAAACTCATAAAGGTTATCATATTTTTTAACAAACGCCAATCTTTTTTCAGCTTTTTCTTCGTTAACAGTTTTATTTTCTTTTATGATAGGAGATAAAAACAATCCCTCTAACGGAGAATATTCAACTATAAAATAATCTAATATTATTAAGTTAACTGGACTTTTATGTATACTCCCGTCATGATTTATCTCATCTACAAATTCAATTTCTCTGTTTTCACCAGTCTCTATAAACCAATGAGCAATTTCAGGATTTTCATTTGCATTTATTTCAATTTCTAAAATATTATCATTCTTTAGTTCATTGCTTTTTGCTAATTCATGATTTAAAACAGCATTGGTTTGAGTATTAATTAAAACCCAAATCTTTTCAGGTCCCTCGTATGTCCAGGTTTCTGTTTTATTTTCTTCCCATGAATCTACCCAAATTTCATCAGGCACATTAATTGTAAATTCTTTTTTCATTATATTTTCCTTTAACACCAAGTTACTCGAACCATTCCACCACGACCTGCGTCACCTTGGTGAGTTGTTGAGCCGCCCGTTATATGTGTTCCCCAAGCACCGGCACCTGGGAATAATCTAGTTAAAGATCCATTGCACAAGCAACCACCATAACATGCTTGATCCGTAAATGTCCAACAACACGCACTTTCTGTTGTACAAGTATGACACACGCTTATAACCGGAGCAGATCCATGATATCCACAGTTGCCAGTATTAAGATATCCGTTTCCAAACACGCTGCTAAATCCACAAACAGTACCAGAACCAGAAGTACCATGCCATGTATTTCCAGGAGCTATAGCAAATGGAACTTCTCCACAAGTAGCACAACCATTGAAGCAATATTGCGATCCATAACATGTACAAGGACCAGATACAGTACGACCAGGTGCTTGGTATCTAGAACAAGTTGCGTTACTTTGTAGAAACATCTGACAATCAACATTTCCCTGTCCTCCGTCTGCACAAAATCCAGTTAGGTTATATCCTGTTACAAAAGACGGACATCCGTCTGCACAATTACATCCGGATGTAGTACAAGAATAACAACAAAGAGCACATCCGGCACAAAGTGTATAGGAACATCCTTCTACTGCATCAATAATAACAGTTGCAAATGCACCGTTAGAACCAAATGGTGCGCCACCACAACAACAAGGAACTCCTGTGCCTGAACCTGCACCCCAAATTTGAAATTGTATTTTTGAAGCACCTGATGGTACTACCCATTCACAACAGGCTCCACATCTTAAATATCCGCTTGCGTTATCATATACGCAAAGACAATCTGTTGGGGAAGCTAATAAAGGAAGCAATTGCCACCCGTATGTATCCCATGGACACAAACATAAAGCATTATTGAGTGCTTCTACTTCTGCTGCCTGTATAGTGGTCTGTAATATCTTATTTTCTTCAAGTATCGCATTATATAATGATGGATCTGACATTTAATTTCCTTTATGATACCGTTACTGTGTCTACTCGACCAGATTCAGCATATGTTACTGTAATTACTTGAGTTAATCCGTCATTTACTTCAGTCCAACCTGTTACTCTTTTAAACGATCCACTAAAATCTGCATTTACACCAAAATCGGTGTCGTATGTAATAGAGGTATAATCAACTCCATTAGCCGAGTAAGCAGTTAGATACCCGTCTGCATCAAAAACACTGTTTGAATCAGAATATGATTCTGTTAATTTTTTTTCTGCTTTTGGATCTACTTGTGCTAAAAATCTTCCCATAATAATTCCTTAAGCTGTTGATTCAATTCCGTAAACAACGGCACTAATACTAGCAGCTGATGAATATACAACTAACCTCTGACCTGTTGCTAAAACAATACCGGTGCGTTCTAAAACTCCAGAAACAGCAATAGTTAAGTCATATTCAATATATTCAGCAGCACCTGGTGTATCTGTTGTTGCTACTGCTATTCTTATATCGGCGGCGGTAGCTCCTCTGTTGCAAATATTGATGCTTGCTATGGTATAAACAGATGCCGGACAAGTATATACCGTTGTTAGTGTTGTTGCAGGTACGTCCGAAGCACCTAATCTACCTGTAGCCATTAAATTCTCTCCTTTACGAGGTTAAAAAGTATCCCAATGCAAGTGGTGCACCAGATACTGAACCTCTAAAATCAACATTACTATTTATCGTTAACGTAGAACCAGAAGTTAATTCAATGACATTAGTTGAAATTTTAACCTGTCCTGCCGTTATACTGTTAACATTAAGTGTTGCCGCACCACTACCAATTTGAGAAGTGATGTATGTTTTGATTGCTTTCTGTGTTGGTACAATATTATCCGAATTAGCAGTAAAAGATCCATCAGTTGAGAATTCAGTAATAACCGTTCCTGATCCACCAATTTCAATTTCACCAAGCTGTAGTTCATTTAATCCAGAAATATTAAATGCTTCAACATTCAATGTTGCAATACCAGTTGATTGTTCAATGTTAAACAATCCACCAACTCGGAAATTACCGTCTTGGTCGGTCGAAGTATAGAACACTCTTCCTCCCAAGAAATCATTTGTTTCTTTTTCTGGGTCTAGTGTGTTAACCGGTATTCCGGGATAATTCGTATCAAGTGTATTTCCTGTTCCAATATCTAGGAAGTCGTGTCCGGTTAATCGAACCTGACTGTACCTTATACGAAGCGTGACATCATCAAGATGTTCTGATGCTTCTTGTATTTCAATACCCGGACTAATCTGTATAGTGGCACTATATGGTCCTGTACCAGATAATTCTCTTACATTAACTACCTTATAATAATTTCCGGGTATATCATCAAACTCAATATTTGATCCTGCTGCAGGAATATTAGAAAGATCTCTCACAAATACATTGGTTCCTGTTTGATAAAAATCTGCAAATCCGTCACCTAATATAGAAATTTCTGATGTAAGATATTGTGTTCCTCTATCAATCCATGTTGGTTGTCCAAGAACACCGTTGCTTACTCTTACTTCATACGGTATAGGCGCTGTTTCGTTTGGATCTATTATTTCCATCCTTGGAGGATTATTTGGATCATACCCTGTTCCAGGTTCAATAATTCTTATTTCTGTTATTTGATTGTCTGTAACTTTTGCTCTACCAATTGTTGTTATTCCCGATGAAGCAGGTGCTTCAAAAGAAAGTCTTGGTTCAATAATGTATTCAGTTGTTGCATCAAGTGCAGATTCAATTGCTGAAGAATTAACGTGTTCCCATCCAGCTGTGTCATCACTTGGTTTCTTAACCGTTGCAATTTTTGTTGCTGAATTGTAAGTGTCAATATAAGCATATTGTCCGGTTCCTGTACCACCTATTATCCATATTGCCATACCAACATAAACAGCGGATGCTCTTGGATCTGTAGCAGAAATAGTAATCTGTGTTGAAGTTCCTCCCTGAGATTGCCCTGTTCCAGTAACGTATCCTGCGCCGCCAAATACATTCTCAGCTGAGTCATCTGGATTTAACAATCTTACTTGATATACTCCACCGTCTCTTATTTGAGCTGCATCAACTACTGCTCCAAATCCTTCACCTGTAATAGTAAATCTAGTAGCAGAACCAATTGTATCAACATCAAATGTTACGTTAGCTGCTCCGCCACTTCCTAAATCAGAATCTGATATTGTAATAGTATCTCCAGGTACATGTCCTTCGCCACCTTTAACAACTACAACACTTTGAGGAAACCCAACATCATTTACAGTAATATCAAATTCTTGTCCTGTTCCTGATCCATTAGAAGTACCAACTACTCCTCGGTAAGTTCCTTCGACCCTTAAAGCGTCAATTGCCAATGCGGCAGTATCAAGTGTTAAAATTGCAGACTCAGAATTAGTATAATTTTGTCCAGCGTTTACATATTCTAAATGTATAATTTGATCATTATCCGTTACAACATTTGTTACCGCTGCGTTTCTAGTTCTATTATCAATTTTACCAGTTATTGCTGTTTCGGTTGAATCAACCCCTTCTGCAACCGAACCAAAAGAACCGTATGAGTTATTCCCGTTTGTTGCACGAATCTTTCCACCTTCTTCGGATAGATATCCAATATGACAGTAATAAGTAAAGACTGAAACAATTTCAGTTCTTGCTAGATTTGTACACCAAACTCCAATTCCATCAGATAATATCTGTGTAAAGTCGTTTGCTACAATAGAATCATTTCCGCCATTGTGTAAATTTCCATCTACTTTAAGACCAACACACCCGGTTCCAAAAGTAGTAACGTTTTGAACATATGGAGATCTTGTTCTAATCCATACATCTTCGTCGGGTGGTCCCCAACCTGGATCAAGAGATGCATATGCTCCTGCTGATGGTCGCTTTGTTCCATTTATGTTTGCAGCACCAAGTGTACCAAATAATCCTCTTACTGTAAGGTTTCTTAAGCCAGTTGCATTTCTAAGATAGAACATATCTTCTGTTAATGAACCCTGTACTGAATTAGCATAATACCTTGCAAATAACAAACTCTTATAATTTCCGGTATAAATTAAGTCGTATTTAATTGCATCTATATAACGATTTATATCTCTTTCACATGAAAGAATATCATATGAAAATGCAGGATATGTATCTGCAATATAGGCTGTAATTTCAGCTACAATAAAATCTCTATTAGCTTCAAGTGTTTCAGTTGCGTATGTATATCCAGTTGAACTTTCAGGAGTATTTGATCCTCCTGTTGCCGGGATAGATGAATCTCCCGACACTCCGTTTATTCTATAATCTATATAATCATAAATTTGCTGTACTAAGTTTTCGGCATCCGAAGCAGCAGATACCGAACCAGCTGGTCTCGTTGTAATCTGTGTTTCATTATTTCCGGTTGTTGCAGAAACCGCACTGTTCTGTATGATATCCGATATTATATCTCTTAACCTAGTTATTGCGTTGAGTGTCTCTGGTACATCGTTTGGATCAACAAAACTACCGCCTGCTACTATTCTTGTTGATCTTAGTCCGTCACCAACTACTGCTGTATATTCTGGTATTATCATTGGTAATACTTCTACAAACTCACCAGTCTTTACAAATAGTGTTTTGCTTGCAAAAACAAGAGCTGGAATGTTATCTGTATTTCCATTATTGATTGCGTCGGTTACTATTCCAATAAGTGAAGTACTAACTGAGAGAGCGGTTGATTCTTCTGTAAATGTAGTATCTATTACTTGTGTGATCGGAGACCCAACTGCATTTAAAGTTTGATAATTTGCAGCAGGTGCTTCATTTCTTAATACAGCCGTTATAACTTCAATACCGTATTCAATTGCTGCAACAGTTTCTGCTTCTTGTCCTGTTATGTATGAACCAGAACTATCACCAGGGTAATAAGCAAGTGCAGCAAGTCTTGATCGTTGATTTCCGCCGTGTCCTAAGTCGTATACTATTGCATCGACTATTAATCCCATATCTCTACGACAGATACTTTTATCGTAAGTAAATGCACCAGTAAAAGGAGCAATATCATTAGCAATTTGATAATCTACCCATTCAACTATTTCTGCTTGTATAAACGAACGATTCTTTTCAATTAAATTTCGTGCATTAAAATACTCTGCACCTTGTTCAATTTGTTCTAATCCGTAACGAACCGATTTCCACGGACGATCAATTGTAACGCCGTAATTTGGGGCTTTTTCGTTTCTACCATTAACTGATTCAACATAATAAGTAAAACTAGTTTGTCCAAAATAAGTCCAGACCGGAGCAGTAGAGGTAGAGTTAACTACTAATACCTGTCCTGGTGAACCAATTGGTAATCTAGCAGGGCCAGCTGCGCTATAATAAAGAAGATCACCCGTTGTGTTTAATACATTTGATTCTGCTCCACCTGCCATCAAATTCCAGTTTGTTCCTGCATTTATTTGATCAGGTCGATTAAGAGCAGTAGTTTCATCAGATGTGTGTTCTAAAATAGAAACATAAGAGTTTTCGTTGTAACTTACTACATCACCTTTATCATAAAAAGTTGCATCTGTCCATGCACCTTTCCAATAAAATCCCTCATTTAATTTTTCCCAGTATGTCTGGTTTGGCGGACGATTTCCGTTACTTGAAAGTATGCAAAGATATGTCCACCCACCTACTCTAACTATATCACCCGGTAAGTAATCTTGGTTAGATGAATCATCTCCATAATCACCGCGGAAATTAAATCCAGTTATAAACACTTCCCAATCTGAAGTATTTGTTGTTGGTACTTTTCCGTTATTGTTAGTTTTTGCTAGGTAAGTATATCCACCATATGTTACAAGGTCACCAATTTGGTAAAATGTACCTACATCCCAGCTATCTTCAAATTCAAGACCTGGTACAAATACCGACCAATTTGCTTGATCTGTTTGTATTGTTGACACGTTACTTGATGTATGATGCGTGGTACAAATATAAAGAGTTCCACCATCTTTAGCAACATCATTTATCTTATATCTAGTTACACCCGCCCAGTTGCCTTTGTATTCTATACCAGCATGAAAAGAATCCCAATTACCTTGGTCGTTTTCTAATCCAAGTGCTAATGTACCTGCAGAGGTATGACCGGTGTTACAGAAATAAAGTTGACCTCCATATTTTACAACATCACCGTATACATATCTTGTAGAGACTGACCAGTTATTTTTCCAATCAATACTTTCTGAAAATAATGTCCAATTACCTTGATCCTGTTCAAGTCCAAGAGTTGTGGTCGCTGCAGAAGTATGTGCGGTATTAACGAGATATATTCTCGCTCCGTATTTTACTAAATCATTTACGCGATATCTTGTTGATACTTGCCAATTTCCAGTATAATCAAATCCTTCTGCAAACAGATCCCAACTAGCTTGATCATCTTCTAATCCAAGAGCTGTGGTCGCTGCAGAGGTATGTCCGGTATTTGCGATATACAAATATCCACCATACTTGACTATATCATTTACTTTATAAAAAGTATCTACTTCCCAAGTATCTTTCCATTCTACACCCGAATTTAGTGTCTGCCATTTTGCAGTACTATCATTCAAGTCTGTGTAAAAATCAGGAGATGATGTATGTCCAACTAAACAGATGTAAGTTGTTCCACCGTATCTTATTATATCATCCTTCAAATAAGATGTAGAGGTAGACCAGTTACTTTTCCATATAAACCTAATTCTACCTAATTTAAATTCTGCCATTAAAATCTCCTGCGTACTATATTTATATTAATCATTTTTAGAAATTTCTTCCATTCTTTCTTAAGAAGTAATATCGAGCAGTTATATCACCTTTCATTGATTGTATGTTAGTATTATCTACATTGAAAATGATATTATTACCAGATGAAACTATTTCATCTTCGTATGCTGATATTGCTCCTGCATTAAGTCTACTTACTCTAACTGTTGATCCACCGCCTGATATTCTCGATAGTAGATAAGCAGCAATTGCTTTTTGAGTTGGTACAATATTGTTGCTATCGGCACCAAAGGTTGGATCTGTTGAAAATTCTCGTATTACTGTTGAAGAACCACCAACTACTACTCCACCTAATCTAATTTCATTTAATCCACTAAGATCAAAGAAGTCTGCACTAATAGTGATAATACCAGTTGATTGTTCAACTTGGAAAAGTTCTCCTACACGGAAGTTACCGTCTTGGTCTGTTGAAGTATAGAACACTCTTCCTGTATTATATTCAATTACCTCATTAAATTGCTGTCTTTCATTTAAAGTAGTTTCTCCGAATATATAAAGATCAGGGTAATCAGTATTAATTAAGTTTCCGGTTCCGATATCTAGGAAGTCATGTCCGGTTAATCTTATTTGACTATATTCCTGTCTTATAGTTACATCTTCGTTATTAATTGGTGATTCTTGTAATCCTATACCCGGAGATATACTGATACTAGCATCAATAGTTGGTTGAGAACCAGAGCTAGATTCTACTCTAACAATAAAATATGAACGATCATTAATACCACTTATTTGAAAACTATCACCTGGATTAGGCAATCTTGACAAATTCTTTAGAAAAACTAGTGTACCGGTTTGGTAAATGTCAGCAAACCCGTCTCCACTTGTTATTGTTCCAGTTGCATTAGTATAAGAAGATCCTCTGTTTTTAAAGACAGGTTGTGCTAGAACTCCATTATTTAATCTTACATCAAATGTAACATCAGAAGTAGATGTATTGTCAACTATAGTTATAGTTGGTTCTGTAGTATATCCACCTCCTACATCATGTAATTCAAATTCACCTATTTGTCCAGATCCTGGATAGGTTGTTGCAAATGCCTTTGCTCCAACAAAGACAGTATGTGATATATTTGAACTAGAATCTGAAACAGTTACAAATTGATTTGTACCATTTAATCTACCACCTGCTACTGCTCTCGTTGAAGTGTTAGTGGATAAGACTTCTGTAATCCAAGATCTAGCATCCCAACTTTTACAAGCAAGAACAGTATCGGTTGCATTATATTGATTTGCCGTAGCATAAAATGCACCGTTTTTATCATAAGATATTGAACTCCATTCTGCTACAATTTCAAGCGGAGTTCCTGTATATGTAAAATCTGTTATTGGTCCTGCTGACGAATCACTTACACCTGTAACTGTTAGAGTTATATCATTTGCAGGTGTTGTACCACCAACATTAGATCCTGCTATTATAACAATATCATCATCTGCATAATCATCACCGCCATCAACTAGTGTAACAATATAACGATTGTTTTGTTTGATTACATCAAACGTTGCAAAACTTCCAAGACTTGGACTCTGTGACGTGCTAGATACTCCGCTGTATGTAATAGGAGGAACAGTTAATTTTCCAGAATTCCAAGTAATACCATCATCTGAATATGCAACAGTATTTGAACCAGACGAAACTGCCGCAAACGTTCCCTTACCGTATGTGATTGATTCCCATGATGTTGTTTCTGGTAATGTACTTGACGTCCATGTAGCGCCAAAATCTGTTGAATATGCTGCTTCATCCGAGTCTTGCGCAATTGCTACGAAAATTCCTTTTCCGTATGCTATAGATTTCCAAACACCCGGACTTGAAGAAACTGGCAAATCTCTAAAGGAATACGTAGTTCCGTCTTGTGTTAACAACGATGTATTACCGTCGCCTACGGCGATGTATCTATCTGATCCATAAGCAATACTTTGTATATTGATTACACCATCTGAAAAATTTTCTTGATCTGATGTGATAGTTAATCCAGTTTCTGTCCAACCGGTCGTAAAATCAACTGCTTGATTTTCTGTTAATACCGAAGAAATAGAACCTTCTGTTTTTTGATATAATCCAAGAGTTGAAGATTTTTCTATTTGAGCTCCCCAAACATAAAAATATTGTCCTACTGATGGAGCTCCACTATTAAATCTAAAATTAAAATCTAAAAATGTTCTAGTTCCGGTATATGTTAATGGGATTTCATATCTTATCCATTTATTAAATATTGTTTTTGTTTCCCCGATTGCATAATCAGATGTATCTTGTGCATCACAAACAATAGCCCAATTATTAATTCCGGATTGAGAAGGAACATAAACATAAATGCTAATGAAATAATCATTAGCTGGTAATAATGTAATGCTTCTTAAAAATAAACCATTAGCAGTGACAGGGGTAGCTTCAAATTTGGTTCCGGTTAACGTGTTATCCGGTGCTAACAACTCATTACTAGATATTGAAAAGAAATTAGCAAGAGAAACTCCTGCTATCCATTTTGATGTCTCAAAATTTTCTGAGTAATCAAACAAATTAAAAGATAAAGGATAAGGTGATACAGAATTAGATGCTTCGAATATTGCTCCTCTAACAAATATTCCAGAAGTTCCGTCTCCTAAAAAGCTAGTTTGATTGTCAGATTGACAAACATTAATACTTACTACTTGAGTAGATACTGTAGCATCTGAAGTTGCTGTTATCGATAGTCTATACCATCCATTTCCTACATCCTCTACAGATGTACTACTTGATGGTTCTAACGCTGTAGTACCAACCGCTCCTGTTACTATATTAAAAAATGCTATCTGTGTTGAAGGAAACCCTTGGTTTCCTATTGCTAGTCTTATCCAATTATAACCATTTGGTTTCGCGTAAACTGAAAAAGTATACTCGGTTCCGGTTAATACACTAAATGTACTAGATTGAATGTCGTGACTAGAAACCGAAGCTGTTGCTATTAGTCTGTCACTTAAGAAATAATCTGCTGGCGAAGCGGCTGACCAAGTTAAACCGTTATCATCTGAAATTGCACCAATTCCGGAATTTCCAACTGCTAACAAATTATCAGTTCCGTCTCCGTCTAATGAATTATAATCACCAGCTGGTATAGTAGAACTAGACCAAGTTATTCCGTCTGTTGTATAAGCTGATAAATCACTTTCTCCTACTGCAATTGCAGAACCATTTGAAATTGTAACATCTTTCCAGTTGCCTGACGAAGGAAGTGTTCTATTATTTGCTGATGATGCTGGCGCCTCTATTGATACTCTAGGTAATATTTGATACCTTGAAGTTTCATCCAGTGCAGATTCAATATTCCATCCATTGCTTATATGATCCCATCCGGGTTCGTTATCAGATTCTCTGTATATAATTGCTATATTAGTTAGCGGATCGTAATTTTGTATCCATCCATATTGTCCTATTCCTGTTCCTGATATTAACAGAACTCTTTGTCCTTCTAATCTATCTGCTGTGTTATCATCTGCAGACGACAAGATTAAAGTAGTACCTGATCCACCCTGGGCTCCGTTTATGAAATTAGTATAGTTTGCTCCACCTATTCTATTAGAGTCTTCTTCAGTTACTCTAATTTCAGATATTCCACCACTTCTAAATTCATCAAATACAGCATCAACGCCGATACCAGATCCGGTTATGCCTATAGTTGCATCAGTGTAATCTTGTCCTGCGTGAGTAAATCCAACACTTAATATTTCTAAAGTTTTAGAGAGATACATCCTCTCTATTTGTGCTTCTTTTGTACGGTTGTTAAAGTTTGCTGTTATTGGTTCTTCTAAACCATTAAATCCCTCGGATACAGATCCGTACGTACCATAAGAGTTATTACCGTTTGTTGCACGAACAAATCCACCATTTGTAGTTAAGTAACCAATATGACAATAGTATGTAAAAACCGATACTAATTCAGATCTTCCTAGGTTATCCGCCCAAAATCCAATTCCATCAGATAGTATCTGTGTAAAGTCGTTTGCTACAACTGATCTATATCCATCATTGTGTAGACTTCCATCTACTTTAAGACCAACACATCCGGTTCCAAATGTTGAAACATTTTGTATGTAAGGAGATTTAAATAAAATTTGAACATCTGCATCGTCTGGTCCTGTTCCGGGATCAAGAGAAACAAATGCCCCAGCTGATGGTCTTCTAGTTAGATTTTCGTTAGGTTCACCTAACGTACCTGATAATCCTCTCAAACTCATATTTAGTATACCTGATCCGTTACGAACATAAAACATATTTGATTCTTGATATCCGGCAGCAGGTTTAATAACAGTTGATCTTAATTCGTCACCAACTAACGCTACATCTTGAGGAATACTTATTGGTAATATTTCTTCATAAGTTCCTGTTTTTATAAAGATAGTAGCCGGTGCACGCGCCGCTTCATCTGCTAAAATATAATCACATGCGTATTTTACTGTTCTAAACGCCGATGAGATAGCTTTACCATTTTGTTCAGAATCAACTCCTCCAGGTGCAACATAATAAATTTTATTAACAATTTCAAAATTTTTCCAGTCTATTTCACTAGAATCTAAAGGTGATAACGCTTGGCCTACTGTTCCTATGGGTAAAGGCTTGTTACCAATTGAACTAGTGCTATCTTCATCAAAACCGTATGATAAAAGATCTCCAACTTCATTTAATGTTGCATCTTCGTTACCTTTTACTAGTATAGTCCAATATTGATTTGCACCAGTTAAAGGATCAGTATCATATTTTGGCCTTGATTCAAATTCGTTTACTGAATGTTGTTTAATACATATAAAGGCAGTTGATTCATCTAATACAACATCACCAAGGAAATAAACATTAGATGAACTATCATCTTCATTATATCTTGACCATTCTTTTCTATGATTTTGACTTGTTGAAAGTAATTCCCAATATATAGGAGATTCGCCAGGTTGTTCGTTTAAGTTACCTTCTTGATCTCTTAATGCCACGTAAAGATATCCTCCACGTGTTGTTAAGTCTCCTACTCGGTAAGAATTTGTAGAAACATATTCACCACTGTATTCATAAGCAGTTGTAATTACTTCCCAAAATCCCAAATCTTGAGTTAGTAGATCTGTTCCGGGTTCTTCCCCTGTATTAACTTGTAGAGAAATATAAGTGTATCCACCGTAAGAAACTATATCACCGATTTGATATTCTGTGTCAGAAAACCAAATGTCTTCAAATCCTAGTCCCGGAAGCCATATGTTCCAATTTCCATATTCAAAAGTTACATCTTCATTTCCACCGGTACAGATATAAAGGCTATCTGAATACTTTACGATATCATTTATAATGTATCGAGTAGAACCTGCCCAGGTAGATCTATATCGTATACCCCTAAATACAATTTCCCAATTAGCATCATCAGTTTCTAATCCAAATGTTGTTGTTCCGGCAGAAGTGTGTCGAGTTACACAACGATGTAAATTTGCCCCGTACCTAGCAATATCGTTTACTTTGTAATCAGTATTAATTTGCCAATTGTTTTTCCAAGAATCACTTCGAGTAACAATATCCCATTTAGATTGATCGTTTTCTAAACCATCTGCTAAAATAGAGCTAGTATGTTCCGTATTCGCAATGTATACAATTCCATTATATTTTACAACATCATTAACACGATATAATGTAGATTGTACCCAATTATTGGTCCAATTTGATGTTGGAGCAATGATTATCCATTTTCCAATATCATTATTTAATGTTGTGTCAGATGTATGTTCTGTAATTGCTCTGTAGACAATACCATTATCTTTTACAACATCATCTATTTTATAGAATGTAGAATTAGTCCAGTTACCTTTCCAGTCTATACCGTCAGAATGTAACTCCCATCTGTTAGCAGAAAAATCTGTAGCTATCAAAGCATCAGAAGTATGCGCCGAAAGTGCAACATATACTCGTGCACCGTAATAAACTATATCATCTTTTCGATATACAGTTGATCCTTCCCATTCTCCTTGCCACCTAAATCTTATTCGTGCTAAATTAAATTCTGCCATTTGATTTCCTAATATTTTTCAAGTATTTATATACCCGTTGGATAGACATAACTTTGATTAATCCTAACCACAAGTTGTCCGTCATCATCTATATAATAAAGAAGATTTCTTTCGTCCCAACGAAATTGTTCATAATTAAGATTTTCATAAACAATTTCATGATTTTCATCTCTACCTTCTATATAATCTATTCCTTCTTCAAAAGTTGGATAATTTTCTTCTGAATCTCCGGGTGTGTTAATTTCTATTACGTCTGTTTTTTTAGACTGGTCTAACTTTGCTAGATAAAGTTCTCCATCGTCGGTTCTTCTAAATCCGTAAAAGAATCTTGGGTTCATTGCGTCAAAATAACGCGAGGTATCTCCACCTACTATCATAATTTACTCCTTATACAATCTCAACATAGCTGATTATTGCATCAACTGATTCTAATTCATCGCTCCATACCTTTAAGGTATAATCTGGAGGAATTATTAATTTTTCACCATTAGTAACTGCTCTTAAACTCTTTCTAGCAGGAATTGGTTCTTCGTTTAAATAATATGTTTCAATGCTAGTATCATCTGTTAATGTCACATTTACATTAACCGGATAATCCGTAGTGTTGGTTAATGATAAACCAATAACAGTTAATTGCTGAACTGCAGAAGCTTCTAGTGCAGTAATAGGTGCTGTTCCTACATCGTTTATTAATTTATTTCTAAAAAAGGTAGCCATTCTTTTATCCTAATGTTAATGCGTATTCAATTGCAAGATTTTCAGCATCGCCTGCTGAAATTCCGCCGCCTGCGCCTGCTAGTGAGGTCCAAAGAGTACCAGTATAAACTTCAACGCGCTTGTCATCTGTATTCCATCGAATTTGTCCTACTTGTGCTAACAATGAAGGTGGTCTATCTCCGCCAGCCCCTCTTGGTAGAACTATACCATTTGCTCCACCAAATTTATAATATCCGTCTCCTGTTGACGACAACAAGGTTACTGCATCAAGTTGTATATTCGTTATTGTATTTCCACTAAATGCAAAATCTTCAACAATAACGGAACCTGTTCCGTTGCCGGATAATTGTATATCTTGATTAGTTGCTAGAGTTGAAATAACATTCCCGTCAATATATAAATCGTCTGTTTCTATTCGGTCAAATCTTGCTCTTGTTGAATCTATGTCAGCTCTTAATACCCCGGCTGTATAGAATCTAATTATGTTATCGTTTGCTCCAGGAGTTAGTTCTGCGGTGATGTATGTATCACCGTCGTCGTCAATAACTCCTCCAATTTGTATCCAGCCTAGATCACTATAACCTTCAAATCTGTTGTTTGTGGTATTGTATCTCAACATTCCTTCGGTTGTAGCTAATGGTCGTTCTGCTGTAGTTCCAGCAGGAATAGCAAGTGCTCCTGTACCTAATATTTCAACAATTTCGTTGGATGAAGAAAGTATTAAATTTCCTGAGGTACTAAGAATAGTTGCATCTGAAAAAGATAAATCGTCTATAACAATATTACCGGTTCCTGAAGCTCTAAGTTCAAGATCGGCATTAGTATCAGTTGTCTCAATAACATTTCCTGTTATTCTTATTCCATCAAAGTCTGCAATTGTTGAATAAATGTTATTCCATTTTAATATATCAGAACCTAAATTATAAGTTGCAGTCAATCTTGGTATTAAATCAGAATCTAAACTACCTGCTATTGTTATTGAATCAGCACTTGAATCACCTATTGTTATATTCCCGCCGAGGAATATATCTTCATCTACTATTATGTTACCACTAATATAAACATTATTTAATAAGTTGATTGTGCCAGATGCTGAATTAAGATTAAGGTCACCGTTTAATGCTTCGATTGTATTGCCAGAAATTCTAATATTACCAGTATCAATTTCACTGCCTGAAATTATTGTTGTACTAAGACCTTCTGTTAATGTTATCACTTCACCTGAATTAAAGTTAACATTAGCAGACGTAAATTCAATAGCACCTGTTTCTTGATTAATATAAAATAGATCCCCTACTCGAAAATCTCCCTTATGATCAACACTTGAGAATCTTATTTTTGCACGATTAAGTTCAACTACTTCATTCTCTTGTATAACATCTATTACGTCGTTGTCTGATTTTTTACCAGCACCAACATAGGCCATATTATGACCAACAAGATACATAATAACACCTTCACCGTCACCGTACGCACCAAAATTACCATATATACTTGCAGATGAAATTGAACGAAGTTCTCCTCCAAAATCACTATAGTCAGCAAGTATTACCTTTGTAGAAGTTGCACCACCTGAAAATCTTATATCCTGTGCTAATTGTATATCATCAATAAAGATTGTCGACCCGTTAGTTCCGTTAAAATGAGCAAGTAATCCGGTTGAATTATTAGATAAAAATTCTGATGTCGGTACTGAAGCAGTTGGTCCACTATAACCTGTTCCGCTTTCTATTCTAAGTTCGTCTATGTATCCAGAAAAAGTTCTTGTACTATCCCATCGAGCACCAATTATTAACGGTTTAAGTACTCCGTAATTTGTAGTGTCTACATAGGTACCAATCCTTGTTGAGTTAATGTAAGCAGATGTTATCCCTGATTTTCGAGTTACTAATATATATTGCCAAGACCCTGTTGAAATAGAACCTCCGGATATTATGGTTGTACTACCTGCTTCTACTCTTAACGTTGTGCCTTGTAAATATATTGATATTGCTGAGTTTGAAGCTGATCCTGCTCGGAAATCAACTAAGTATTGTACTCCTGATGTTGAAGTTGGATAGATAAAAAATTTAACTTCAAAGTCTCCTGTACCAAATCCAAATTCAGTAGTAGCAGCTACAGAAACATAATCTCCTAATCCGTCAAGTAACAAGGAAGCAGATCCAAATTTAGATCGCACTGTTGATAATTTTGCATTTCCGTTTGGTTGCAATACTCTGTTTGCACGTTCTGCAAATGTTTCAAATCCGGTTGCCTTTCCGTCTAAGAATACTTTTCCGTCTGCTGAAATAGATTCAATAGTTCCCGATGCCAATAGTGTTGTATTATCTAAATCATAATACTCTACAGTTTCACCTGGCAAATAAGTTCCGGTTACGTTTTCAAATCTTAATTGTGTTCTACCAATACCATATAAACCTGTAGCACCATCAACTCCGTAAATACCTTTATCTGCAAAATAAGTAAACGAATTAACCCATTCAATTCTAACACCATTTGTATAAGTTATTGCATCAACACCCGGGCATATAAGTGTTACTGAATGAAATAAAACAGCCGCTTCTATTGAAGTTGAAGTTGCTACTGCTCCATCAAAATATCCAGCTTTTCCTGCATCACCCGAATCAAATCCTCTAGGATCATTTGCGCTAGTAACTGAACCTTGTGTTATAACCGAACAATTTCTTATATAAGGAGAACGACTAGTTATTTCAAATCCTGGTGCAAATCGAAAAGCATATCCTGTATTGTTTCCTGCATTATAGAAAAATCCAGATACAGTTAGATCTTCAATAGTAGACCCGCCATTTATTAAAAATGCATCTTCATCATTTGTCATTGGGGTTGGAGTAATGTTAACTGCTCGTAAATTTTCTCCTTTAACTGTTACTCCTGCCGGTACAATTAAAGGGAACATTTCTTGATATGTTCCGGGATAAATGTGAATAGCATCACCGGCTACTGCAACAGAAAGAGCTTGAGTTAGACTTGCAAAAGGTCCTTGGGGATGATCGCCAGTGAAATTTGAATCATCTCCGTTCTCTGCAACATAATAGATATTACCTTGTCTTAATTCTAAATCAACACCTGTTACCGAAAAGTTATTTGCAGTCAATGTATCTGCAAAAACTTCTCTAACATTAATGTCACTCCATCGATTAGTAAGAGATCCTAAATCATACAAATCATCAACTGAAGGTATTAAGTCTCCTTCTATTTCTGCATTTAATGTAATAGAATCTGTATTCTCGTCTCCTACTATGATATTTCCATCTGTAGAAAGATTACCGGAGATATTAATATCTCCTGTTACGTTTGTAGTAGCAAGTAATTCAATAGTTCCGGTGCCATTTGGATTTAATTCTAAATTTGCATTAGACTCGTTTGTTCCAATTACATTACCGTCAAAACTAAGACTGTCAACTATTAATTTATTTTGATATATAACATTTCCTGGTGCAGAAAAAGTTAAGGTTGGATTAGTACTGATAATGCTATTAGAATCGATTAATATTCCATTTATGTTAGCACTGTCAGCTGCAATAGTATCAGTTGTAATAGGACCCTGTATATCAAGCGCGAACTGTGGAGTTGACGTGTTAATACCTACCCTATTATTGGTAACGTCTAGGTAAAGTAAATCCGTCTCAAAGGCTAGATCTACACCCAATCGTGTAAGGTCAGCTTTAAGCATGGGACCTGAAATTCGACCAAGTGCCATCTTTTTCCTCGCGCGGGGATCCTGTCCCTCAAACCACCTTACATTGCGGGTTTACCACAGTTTGTCCTGAGGCGTTGCCTCCTCATTAATAGTATTTAGCGGAATTGTAAATTAACCTAGAACGAGAGCCCAGATGGTACGAATTTCATCAAATTCTTCTTGATTTATATCTGCACCTTCTCCTAATGAAGGCACCCATTTAGTTCCGGTCCAGGATTCAAGTTCTTCTTCTGTTGTATTGTACCTAGTTAGGCCTTCTTCTGTTAATGTAGGCCTTTCTGCAGTAGTACCAGTTGGTAAAGATATACCAAATGTATCAGTAAATCTAACTTTACCAAAATCAGTTATATCAATAATGAAAGTTGAATTAGTTTCATTTAACCAACTTTCATCATTGAATCCTATGTTTGTACCAATGTAGGTATTTCCAGAACCTCTTGCTAAAATTTCAAGATTTGAATTTGAATCAGAAGTTGCTATGGTATTGTTCTCTATTATTGTTCCATCTATGTGTACTCTTTCAAACTGAAAAGAGTTTACGTCAATATTTGCTACCTGTAAATCATCTGTTTTAAAATATATAGAATTAATTATTGGTACTGCTCTAATACCAGTTCTTCCGTCGTCTGAAAATAAACCAGATAATCTTTGATTAAATGTAGAATATCCTTCAAAATTGTTTTCTTCAATATTATATCTTAAATCGCCAAGAGTTTCTCTTCTCTCTGCAGTAGTTCCTTTTGCTAATACAAGAGCAGAATTACCTGACAAATCAATTATATTAGTTGAAGAACTTAGAGTTATAGGTTGATTAAAATTAGATGACACTATGTTAGAATCTAAACTAATATTTGAAAATCTTACTTTTCCTAATCCGCTTGATCTTAAATCTAAATTAGAATTACTTTGAGTTGTTGTAATGACATTATTGAATATCTCTATATCATCAAATGCTAATTTTTTTGCAAACAGAATATTCCAATTATAAGAGTTTGATCCAATGGTAAATCTGCTATCGTCTCCCGGATTTAAATTTTGATCAAACGGTACATTAAAATCAACTGTATCAGTTTGTTCGCTACCTAGAGAAATAACATTGCCACTAATGTCTATATCACCTGTAATTTCTAAACTTCCCGAGATATTCATATTATCGTTGAAATAAATTAGATTACTATTTTGTGAAAGAAAATTAAGATCTCCGGTTACAGTAGAAATAGTATTATCTGTTATAAAGATATTTTGTTGAGTGATAGTTGATGCGGTAATTATAGTTTCTTTAAATCCGTCAACTATTTTAATTCTTGAACCTCCACTAAAGTTAATATTTCCTGAAATACTAGTAAACCCTTGTTCAAAGTCAACATAAAATGAATCACCTATTTTATATTTTCCTACAGAATCAATTGAGGTATAATATATTTTTCCATTGTTTGCTTCAATTATTTGATTATCTTCTATCTGAAGTGTTCTATCATTTTCTTTATCTTTACCAGAACCGATATAATGAAAATTATGATTAATTGCATAGACTAACGTGTCAGCACCGTCTGCTAATATACCTTCTTCTCCGTAACACGAGGCAGAACCAATTACCCTTAATTCACCACCGTATTCTGTAGTAGAACCATCTAAACCAATTCTTCCTACGCCTTGACTTACGTGAATAGATTTTGATCCAAAATATGTAAAGATATTAATTAATTCAGCACGAGCCCCATTTGTTACGGTTAAGATATCAGCGCCTGGGCAAATAAATGTTACAGAATAAAATAACATTGAAACATTAGGACTAGTTGAATTTATCTCAGCACCGTCTACTAGTGCTCCCCTACCTGCATCTCCTTCGTCGTAACCTCTAGGATCATTATCAGGCGTTGACGAACCTTGTGTTATAACCGAACAATTTCTTACATAAGGAGAACGAGACACAATATCAATTTCGTTTTTAAAACGAAATGCGTATCCTGTATTACCTATACTATCATAAAAAAATCCAGTAACAGTAATATTTTCAATAGTAGTTGTATCATTTAATAAGAATGCATCGTTGCTTTCTGTACCTGTATTAGGACGAATAATAACGTTTCTCATTTCTTCTCCAGAAATAGCAACATTCTGAGGAACTTCTAATGGAAAGTCTTCATCGTATGTTCCCGGAGCAATGTGTATCATTACAGGTCCAGCAGATGATGCATCTGCAGCTTGAAGAGCAGCTTTTATAGTTCTAAGTGGTTCTTGAGTTCTAGTTCCCGTAAATGAATCACTACCGTTAGTTGACACATAAAATGTGTTTCCTTGTTCAAGTGTAACGTCTTGCCCTGGAAGATTTAATCCTTGTTCAAGAGTTAATGTTTCGATATTAACTCGATTTGCATATGCTCGTGCATATCTTTTTGAAGGAGTTCCTATTGAATTAAGATAATCAAATTTCGGAACTATGCTACTAGCAATTGGACCTGATATAGTTACGCTGTCAACCGTTGAATCATCACCAAATGTGATATTACCACCAATAGTTATATTACCGGTAGAGGTTAAATCACCTGATACATTAACTATACCAACTAAATCTATTTCTCCTGTACCATTTGGAGAAAATTCTAAATTAGCATTAGAATTGAGAGATGTAATTCGATTACCATCAAACAAAAAATCATCTGTCTGTAATCCAGGTAATATAGTTTGAGATGCTGCACCTATTGTTAGATTACCGGTTACTACTGATAATGATCCATCTTGTACTGTTAGGTTTCCGTAATCTTGAGGATCTATTAGGATTACTTTGGTAAATTTAATTCCTCCTACTACTTCTAATTCAGTAGCAGGAGAATCAGTATTAATACCAATTCTACTATTAACAGCATCAAGATAAAGCAATGGCGTGCTTAATGCCGTGTCTTTTATTGAAAGATTTCGACCGTTTAGAAGCAGATCTGCTTCTAACATCGGACCGCTTATACGTCCTAATTGTGCCATATATTACCCCTTATGAGTATTTATAGCATATCACTTATCAAAATTGTGTAATACTGTAACTGGTTTTCCTAGAGGCGGTGGAGTTCCAAATTGTATATAAAATCCAGGTGCATAAGGACCAGCTGGGTTTTGAACTAATGTATAATTGGTGGTTGCTATTTGAAAAACATTTTCAACTAATACCAAAATTGATTCTGCGCTGTCTGGAACAGGAAACGAAGGATCTCCTGAATTTAATGGACCAAATACTGTTTCAGCATCGTCACCAACGCCAAGATTTTGTTGCACAATATTTCCAGGAGCAGAAGTACCAATATCAGTCCAGGAATTTCCAACATAAAATTCAAAAATATTATTATCAGTATTGTAACGCATCATTCCATTTTCAGGAGTTTGTGGACGTTCACTTGTATTTCCAATTGGCACCCTTACTGATTTAGTTGAGTCCATAACAATTTCTCGATTGGTTTCGTACCGGACACCGTTACCTCGTATAACTCTTAAATTTGTAGAATTTGCTTTAATTAATCTCATTATACTTCCAAATAACTCACAGTTGCTGATAAAGTATTAGGAGAATCGCCGACTACTACAATGCTGTCGCCGTCGCCTAATATTATTTTTTCTGAATCAAAAGTAAATGTTTCTCCAGCCGGAAGCTCAAGATCATTTATAACCTGATTAGTAGTA